CACGTCCTCGAGGGACATCGACATGTGGCAGGGCACGCAGCTCGCGGCCCGCAACATCTGCGCCGCCTTCGGCATCCCCCACGTCCTGATCGCACCGGACAGCGGCAGCGCCGGCAACCGCAGGGAAGCCAGGGCAGAGTTCTTCGGCTCGGTGGTCATCCCACAGGGCCAGCAGATGCTCGAGGACATCGTCGACTGGATCGGCACCATCGCCTACGGCCGCGACCACGGCATCACCGTCCAGATCGACACCGACGACATCGACGCACTGTCGGACCGCGTCTTCATGCAGCGCTCGGCCGTCGTCTCGGCCTTCCGGTCCGGCATCCTCACCCGCAACGAAGCCCGCGTGAAGCTCGATCACGCCGAAGTGCCCGGCGGCGACGTCTTCGTCGAGGAGATCGCCCCCGATCTGATGGAACAGCGCGATCCACGCGAGGAAGGCAACCGCTCCCAGGGAACCTCGGAGACGGGACCCATGAACGACGACAGCTCGAGACCAACGGCCGACCTCGCGGGCGGAGCCAACAACATCGCCCGCCGCGGCGCACGCCGCGACACGAGAACCCGGCGCCGCCGCTCCGACAAGGCCGGCGACGACGCGGACGACGACCACTTCGGCGATCTCCTGGCCTCGGAACTCCTGCCGGACGTCCAGGCAGCCATCGCCGCGTTCGGCCAGGCCACGATCGACTCGGTCGTCCTCGACCTGAGGTTCGACGTCCACGACGAGCGCATCACGTCCTGGTTGCGCACCTACGGCGCGCGCCGCGTCGTCGGCATCGACGACACCACCGCAGCCGCCATCGCCGAGACGCTCGCCGCCGGGCTCGAGGCAGGGGAACGCCCGCAGGAAATCATCGCCCGCGTCCGCAGGGCCTTCGCACAGGCCACGCGCGAGCGCGCCGGCATCATCGCCGAGACCGAACTCACCGCAGCAGCAGCCCACGGCACCGACGTCGCGCTCGCCCAGATGGACGCCGAGTACAAGATCTGGATCACCCTCGACGACGATCGGGTCCGCCCCAACCATCGATTCCTGCACGAGAAGGTCGTGCCGGTCGACGCCCTGTTCGTCACCAGGGGAGGCGACAGCGCCAAGGCACCGGGCGGCTTCCGCCTCGCCAAGAACAACGTGCGCTGCCGCTGCCACATCTCCGTCTACATCCCCGAGATCGACGGGCCGGACCCCCGCAAGATGCTCGGCCGCCGCCTCGAAGCCGCACGCCACGTGATCCTGGAACTCCGCTCGAGGTTCGAGCCGGCATTGGCGGATTCGGTCCGCCGTGGCATGTACCGCCAGCAGGAGCGCATCCTGGCGGCTCTCGAGCGTGATCCACAGGCGCTCCTCGAGTCACTGCGCAGGAGGGTCGGATGAACGGAACCAAGCCGGTCTGGCAGAGCAAGACCGTGATCCTGGCAGCGATCGGCCTCGTGCTCGCGGCCTTCGGCATCGACATCGAGGACCCAACGGCCGCCGACTCCATCGAGTCGCTCGCAGTCGGCATCCTCTCGGTCTGCCAGATCCTCACCCGCGTCGCGGCAACCAAGAGGCTCACATGGTGAGCCGGCGGGGTGGCGTGATGCTCGCCACGGTCCTGCTCGCATCCGCATGCCAGCAGGTCCAGCAAGCCTACGAGGCCAGGCGCGCCATGAACGATGCCCAGCTCGCCGTAACGGCCGCATCGTCCTGCGACCTCGCCATCGGCGCCATCATGCGCGCCGACGCATCCGTGGCCGACGCCGTCGTCGCCCTCTGCCGAGCATTCTCGGCCACGCACGGCGCCGGCGCTCTGGACGATGTCGTCAAGGCCGGCCCCTGAGCGGAAGACGGATCGGCAGGACTTCTCGCGCCTGCCGGATTCGGAGGTCAGGCTCTCCTACTACCCACGCACCGATCGGCACGGAGCGACGCTCTTCGTCTCCATGGGCGCGGAGGCGGCCGCCAGATTCACGTCCATCATGGTCGCAGCCTACACCGTCAAGAGCACCGTGCTGCAGGTGCGCGAGGTCGCGTCCGGCGGCGTCTGCCTGCGCCGCGGCGTCAGCGTACCGACCGCATGGGTCGCCTTCGGCGCATCGGCCCTGATGCGCGAGGGACTGCGCATCGGCACATGGCTGCGACGCTCGCCGGCCGCATGGTCCCCGAGCGCGAACGGCATCCGCGTCCATGTCCCGCAGATGCAGGACGATGCCTACATCAACGGGCCAGCCGGGCAGCCCCTCACGGCGCGCCGCATGAAACTCACACCGGCCGCGCTCGAGCGACGGATCTCCGCGCTCGAGCAGGCCGTCGACACACTCCGGCGCGACATCCAGGGAACGGAACTCCCGGTCCCCGCAGAGGATCTCGAGGATTCCATCGACACCCTCAGACGGGCCGGCTTCGCCGTCTGGCAGGTCGGCGACCGCTGGAACGTCGGCAACGCCACCCTCGCCCCGGCGGCCATGGTCGCGATGGCACGACGGGTTGCAGCCCGCAGCGGTAGCCGCGGCGATCGCTCATAATTGCAAAGATTGCGCCAAATTGGCGTTCATTGTATAACGCATCCAGCGTGGGAGGGAGAAATGGCCAGGACGGGCTCGAAGGCCGCCCTCGAGGCTCTGTGGGCGTTCTACCGGTATGTGCGGATCACGGGGGCCGATCTGCCCGAGCCGTGGTGCGTCCGCACGGTCGAGGCTCTGCGCGAGCTCGAGCGGGTGACGACTCTGCGCCCGATCGGCGGTGATCCGCCGACCCGGGACAACGTCGTGCGCATCGCCGCACGACGGGATGCCGGCACGAGACGGTGAGATCCATTGCACCGGTCACCTGGTACGGCGGCAAGGGGCTGATGCTGGGCATCCTGCGCCGCCGAATCCGTCCGCGCGACGTTCGTCGCTCCCACGCGGCGGCGCTCACGGCGCTCGGCAACGCCGTCGTCCCGCAATGCGCCGCCCTCTTCCTGAGGGCGATGCGGACCGCCGACACATGGCCCATGGAGTGCGCACGGGATGAGTGACGACGATGGACCCGCTCCGCTGGATGCGGCTGCAGTGCAGCGCGCCAGGGTGCGGATCGTCGTGGACGCCCTCCTGCGCACGGCCATCTCGATCGCCGCCATGAGACGGCACGTCGGCAGCATGATCCGCGGACATGCTGCCAGGCGAAACCAACCGCAGCAGGAAGGGGACATGCGGTGACAGCGGAGACCATCCGCCTCTGCGGGATCGATCCCGGCATCGCCGGGGCGATCGCCCTCGTGGTCGTGCGCCATCCGGTGCCATCGCTCGAGAGCGTCGAACGCATGCCCGTGCGCGAGACGGCAGTCGGCATGCGCCTGACCGACAGCGACGCCCTGCGGGCGATGCTCGATGCGATGCTGCCGGACCTCGTGGTCATCGAGCGGCAGGCTCCGCGGCCCGGGAATGCCGCGTCCGCCATGTTCACGGCCGGGATGATGTTCGGCACCGTGCTCGAGGCCGTGCTGGCGAGAGGAAGCCGCCTCAAGCTGATCGTGCCGACCGTCTGGAAGCGCCGCGTCGGGCTACTGCATCGCCCCAAGGCCGATGCTGTAGGCATCGCGGCCGAACTGTTCGGCGCGTCCCCTCTGCTCGTGCCGGCACGCGGGGTGAGGACCAAGGATCACGTGATCGCGGGCGCCGAGGCCGCCCTCATGGCCTGGTCGGCAACGCTCGATCAGCCCGGCAAGCGAGGGGGCTCCGTCAAGCACATCGAACTCGGGTCCGGCGCGGAGGAGTAGACCATGCGATCGCTCAACAAGGCCATGCTGATCGGCAACGTGGGCCGCGATCCGGAGATCGTGGCCCTGAAGGACGGCAACCGGGTCGCGCACATGTCGCTGGCCACGAGCCGGCGCTGGCGCGACAAGCTGACCGGCGAGACACGCGAACGGACCGAATGGCACCGCATCGTGATCTTCTCGGACAAGATCGTCGAGCTCGTCGAGAAGTATGTCCGAAAGGGCGGGCGCATCTTCGTCGAGGGCGAGATCCAGACGCGCAAGTGGAAGGATCAGTCCGGCCAGGATCGGCAGACGACCGAGATCGTCCTGCAGGGATACGATGCATCCATCATCCTGCTCGACAGGGCCGGCGACGATGAGGGCGGCGGACCTGTCGCGAAGGCCGAGCGCCCGAGGCTCAAGGCGTCCGCACCGCACATCGACGATGGGAACGGCCCGCTGGACGACGAGATTCCATTCTGAACCCGGAGAGCCGTCATGCCGCGTGCGCGCATTGCCGACGACGAGGTGAGGGTGAGGTGCTACATCCGCACCAATGGTGACGGCTCGGGATCGCGCGCGAGCATCTACATCACCGGTGGGCGAACGATCGCATCCATGTTCGAGGGCGGGCGCATCCGCATCGAGGCCGGCGGGCCGAGGCAGATCGTTCTCCGCAGGTCAGAGGAAGGCATCGCGATGCAGCGCGACCGGAGCAGCGGCCGCATGTTCATGCTCACATCCGCGGTAGAGCTCCTGAAGACCGGGCTGCTGCTCGATGGTCTCGACGGGATGGTCCGGTGCTCCTGGAGCGAGGCCGACGACGGCGTCGTCGTGCACCTGCCGGCCCTTGCCCGGGATGCCAGCATGGATGCCAGGACGGTGCGCGAGACAGCGCACGCATCCGAGCATCGTTTCGATGCGATGGAGAGGATTGCGGTTGCGCTCGAACGGATAGCCACCATGCTCGAGAGCGGCCGGCCCGCCTGAAGATTCTGCGACGTTGCCGGCCCGCAGGCATCGGCGTATACCGCGATCGTGCACATGCGGGAGTGCCTTCCATGCTTCGAGCACTCGCACTAGTCGCGGCGATGACGGTCTCCGGCCAGACCATGGCGGCGGAGGTTCTCTCCGAACGGCAGATGGACGGGGTCACGGCCGCCGCGAGGTTCGCTCTGGCCGCGTGGTTCGGCTCGACCGGAGCGACCGGATCGGCTTCGTTCGGCACGACGGCAACGACGTCCTCGGCATCGGCGTCGGCGTCCCTCTCGGGATCGGGCAGCACGCTGACCTACGGCGTCGCCGGGTCCATCAACTGAGCCGCCGCGCGGCCACGTAGCTCGGCATGGCCGCGCGGCCCTCGTTCTCGTCCCAATCCGCGGACGAGGTCTCGACAACATCGACCAGCTATCAGAACAAGGCCAATCCGCTGACGTTCACCGGGGTCAGCGGGACGAAATACCTTATTCTCGCTACGGCCAGAATTCGCTTCACGTCTTCGAACTCCCCCACGAGTGGCGACGTCTCCCTTCGTGAGAGCACGACGGTTCGTGACGAGCGGAAGCATGGCAACAATTCGACTGCCGAGGCGCATCAGGTACTGCTGTCCTACATCTATACCGGGACAGGAAGCTCCGTCACATTTGCGGTATCCTTCAAGCGCACGGGATCGACGGGCACGTGTTACTGCTCGCGCGTCCGCATCATCGCCATTGCGCTCGACTCGAACGATGCGGATGCGAGTGGATCCGGATCCGCAGCCAACGATTCGTATGAAGACGATCTTACGCTGACCGTCAATCCTCCGTCCTCTGGTGACTATCTGATACTTGCGATGGCGGCGGTATACGCGAGTTCGACATCGGCTCCGTATTGCGGCATCAAGCTGCACGACGGGACCAACGTCTGGGGTGAGGTGAACGGCACCAATGGCGTCAAGCACAAAGAGACCAGTGACAGGCGTCATTGGGCCGCGTGCGCCAAGGTCACGCTCTCGTCCTCGACGACATTCCGCATCGCGATCCGGCGCATCGGGTCGTCGTCGGGTACGGTCTACTTCGCCAATGGCAGGATCATTGCGTTGCGCCTGGCCGACCTGGACGGGCATGCCTTCGCCGAACAGCGCTCCCCGCAGAGCAACGCCAATTCCACATGGACCGTCGACGCCGTCACATTGACCCACACCCCACCAGCGCACTTCGGCGTCATCATCGCCAACACGAATGTCCGCACCAGCACGGACAGCAACACGTGGAACGCCAGGGCGATCTTTCCGTCCGACACGGCGGCCGAGGCTATCGGCTACAGCCGCGCCTCTCCCGGCATGTGGTTCACTCATTCCGATCTCTGGTTCGGGACGCCGCAGGCGACCGAGCAGACCCACGAGGTCGAAATCAGGGCGGGCAGCGGACCGGCCGAGAGCGACGAAGCGACGATCGTCTGGCTCGAGCTCGGCACGGCATCGCAGACCTACTCGGATTCGGTGTCCCTGGGCGGAGACGCTGCCGCAACGCCTGCTGCGGCCCATCGTCTCGCCGAGCCCGTCGCCTCGTCCGTAGATGCGGTCGCCGGGCTCTCTGGCGTGCACCTGCAGCGTTCCGCGCTCTCGCTGCTCGCCGACGCCTCGAAGGCCGCCGTGTCCATGCAACGGCTGCTCTCGGGCGTGGCTGCGCTGGCCGACAGCGGCGCGTCGCTCTCGGCCCTGCAGCGCATGCGGGATGCGCTCCTTGCATCCGCCGACGCCGCGGCCGGCGTGGCCGCAGCCATCGACATGGCTTCCTCCACCATCGAGAGCGCGCAAGGGGCCGCTGCGGCCGCTGCCGCACAGAGAGTGGTGGCGCAGGTTCCTTCCGGTGCGGTGTCCGATGTCGTTCATGCGGCGGCCATGCGCGCGTCGGCGCCCTACGCGGCCGGGGCCGATGCTTCGATCGCGTCGGGCAACCTCGCCAGGATGATGGCCGCCGCGCCCCTGTCGGGCGATGGCGGCGCGGCGGCTTCGTCGTCTCTCCGCATGCCGGTTGCGGTGGCATCCACCGCAGACGCCACCGCCACGGCCTCTGGGAGGCTCGTGGCGCACGTCCTCGAGAGCGAGGCGGCTGGCGCCCTGGCCTCGGCCGTCGCGTCCTGGCGAGCCTCTGCCGGGCTCGTGGAGGGTGCTTCCGCGGGCGTGGCCCATGCCAGCCGGCACGTTGCACCGTCGATGGTCGGTGATCTCGCGGCGAGCGCGACGGCATCGCCGTCCGGGATCGCCACCCAGCGATCTCTCGTTCAGGTCGCCGTCGATCATGCGTCGACCGCTCTGGCCGCAGCCCAGCGGGCCTCGGTCTCCTTGCCGGTGGTCGCGGATGCCATGTTGTCGGCTGCTTCCGCGCTGATGGCGGCGACGACGACCATCTCCAGTGCGGCGGCCGACCTGGGAGCATCGTCGGGCCACGCGATGCGCTCCCAGTTCGCCCCCGCTGCGCTCGCTGCATCAGCTGCATCCGGCACGGTCAGGATGCCATCCGGGGTCGACGCAGCATGCTCCGCGGCTGCTGATGCCGCGGCGCTCATGGTCCTGCGTTCGGCCCTGATCCTTGGCGGTGTCTCGAGTGCCGTTCCGGATGCGAGGAACGCATTGCGGTCGACGCTCGAGACGGCCGCTGCTGTTGCCGTCGCTTCGCTGACCGCACGGCACGTGCTGGCCTGCGCGATGCAGGCACCCGTCACGGCCGATGTTCCCTTCATCGCGCGCGCCATGCTCGCGGCCGCTTCGGGTCTCGCGGCGCAGGCGTCGGATGCCCACGTGTCGAGGCATGCTGCCGGCGCGGATGCGGTCCTCGGTGCGGCATCCCATGTCGATGGGGCTGCGCGGACCAACATGCAGCAGGCTCTGCCGGCGGCCGCCGATGTTGCCGCCCATGGATCTGCCGGCATGCGGCTCCAGGGCCAGCTCGCAATCTCGAGCGCGACGTTCGTCCAGGACGATGCCGCGATGCGTGGACTCGTGTCCGCAGCCCTGCTCTGCGCCGCGGCGGTTGCGCCAGGAGCGGGTGTCCGGATGCTCTCGGCTGTGGCCGCGGATGCAGCTGCCTCCGCCGTGCCGTCGGCGCTCTCGACCATGCGGGAGACGGTGGGCCTCTCCCCGGCATGCGTGACGTCGATCGTGACCGCCCACCTCGCGATGGCGGCGATCGCTCTCTCCGATGATGCGTCCCTCCTCGCGGATGCGCGCAGGGCCGTCCTGGATGCGTTGTCGATCGACGTTCAGGCTGGTTCGGCCTGGGCATCGGCACACCGCATGACCACTGCGATCGGCGCGAGCGGTTCGTCCGCGGATGCGGTCGCCGCGCAACTGCGAGCCGTGGCAACCAGCGAGTCCCAGGCTGCGGTCGGTCATGCGGCATCGGCGCTGGCAGCGTTCCGCTCGATGCTCGATGTGGCCGCGGCGTCCGCGGTCTCGAGCATCGGTGGTGCGGCGCACACGGTCGATGCGTCCTTCGGGGCATCCGGTGCGGTTGCGGATGTTGCGACGCAGATCGCGCGCTCCGTTCTCGCCGCTGCGGTCGACGTCGCATCGGTGATCGGAGCCATGGAGAGGATGCGCTCCGCTGCGCTCCTGGAAGCCGAGGTTGGCGGTCTGCACGGCGCCCACCTGCGCGCGCTGGATGGTGCGCAGATCTCCGCTGCAGGGCTTCTGGCGTCCATGGGCATACTGAGGGCAGGGTGCGCAGTTGCCGTGCCCGGTCACGCGGCGCTCGGTGAATCGACCATGGTCTCGATGCTCTGCGCCATCGGGGCTGCAGCGGGCGGTGCCATCTCTCCATCGGCGCTGGCTGCGCTGCCCGTGACCACGGGCCTCGCCGTGGATGCGCTGTCCGGCACGGTCGACCGCTTGCTCGGCATCGGGGCTGTCGGCCTCGATGGCGCTGCAATCCTCGGCAATGATGCGGCGGCGAGGATGGCTGTGCTCGTCGCGCCGTCCGCTGATGCATTCGTGCATCCTGCGGTCTCCGCGGTGTTGCACTCCGGGTTCGGGCTCGATGTCGATGCCGGTCATCTGCTGGCGTCGCACCATCGCATGCGCGTCGACGTTGTCGTGCATGCCGAGTCCGCGGCATCGATTCATTCGTCCTCGAGGACGGTCACGGCCCTGGTGCTCGGGTCCGATGCCGGGATCGTGGATGCGTCGGCGCATCGCCTGCGGTCGGGGGTCGCCCTCGATCTCGAGGCGACGCTCGCCCACGAGAGGCGCGTCCGGGCTCACATGGATGTGACGATCGGCGGCGTCTCGTCCGCTGGTGTCGATGCCAACCACAGGTACGTCGCAGCACTCGTGGCCGGCGCTGTCGCTGCCCTCGATGCGATCTACTACCTACCCGTGAGTAGGGGATTGGTGATAGAGATCGTGGTGACGCATCACGGTCCGCTTGTCGGCCAGCGCCCGCCGACGTCTCCCGATGCTCTCGGGTCCGATGAGAGGCCACATACGCTGACTGGCCAGATGCGCGTTTACGAGATAGTGGGCTGATCGACACCGTGGAGGTTGAGATGCGTCTCGGTGACATCGTTGGTGGTGCGGCGCGCGTCGGAGGCAATCTGCGGGCGGTGCGTGGTCTCGACGCGGTCGTGATGCCCTCGAACCGTTACAAGGTCGTTTGCTGGCGTTGGGCTCGCAATGCCAAGGGTATCCTCGAGCGGCGCATCGCCTGGGAAGACGAGATCGACAATCTCGTCGTCACCGAGGGTCGCAACCACCTCCTGAGTGTCGCGTTCAAGGGCGGGACGCAGATCACGTCCTGGTATGTCGGTCTGACCGGTGGCTCGCCCACGGTGGCTGCTGGCGACACCCTGGCCTCGCATGGCGGGTGGACCGAGGCCACTCCCTACTCCGGCAATCGTCCTGCTCTCACGCTGGGCAGCGTGTCCGGCGGTTCGGTCGACAACTCCGCGAGCAAGGCCAGCTACTCGATCAACGCCACGGCGACCGTTGGCGGTGCCTTCATCGCCTCGGCGGCCAGCGGCACGACCGGAACGCTCTACGGGGCCGGTGCGTTCACGACCGGCAACCGCTCTGTGCTCTCGGGCGATACGCTCGATGTGACGGCGACTCTCAGCGTGACCAGCTCGTGAGGAAGCGATGATCAATCCCGTTCCCGAGGCCGACCAGTCGGCGCTCGTCCTGGTCGTGATCCGGATGCTCGAGACCGTCGAGTCCGGCTGGAGCTACGTCGTGCACGGCGAGACCGGGGACGAGCAGCGCGGCTATGTCCTGCGCGCCAACAAGGGCGACGAGGCGATCGTGGCCTCGGCGCATGCCGACCGGCTGGTGAGTCTAGGCTACGCTACCCTGTAACGACATGGCGCGCACGGTCGCCATCGGCGCACCCGACGACCCGATCGTCGCTGGCGACGAGCAGGATCTCGTCATCACCATCCTGGCAGCGGACGGTGGCCCGCTGAACCTGACCGGTGTGCAATCCATCGCCTTCAGCGTGGCGACGCCCTATGATCGCAAGGCGCTGTTCTCGAAGCAGCTCGGCTCCGGGGTCTCGGTCCTCGATGCGGCGAATGGGAAGATTCGCGTCAACCTGACAGAGGTCGACACCGAGAAGCTGAGCGGTGGTGTGTTCTACCACGAAACCAAGATCACGGACTCGGCGAACGTCACGTTCACGCCGATGAAGGGCAACCTGTACGCACACGGCCGCGTGAAATGACCTTTCTCGTCAAGGCTGTCGACGTCGAGGTCTCGGGCCTGTCCATCAAGGAGAGCGGCGGCCGACCTCTCACCGTGTCCGGCGTCGCCTCGACGTTCGGTGATCCGCCGGACACGGACAACGACGTCATCGCCCCCGGAGCGTTTACCGAGAGCCTTGCGTGGTGGCAGGCGAACGGGTGGATGCCGCCCATGTACTGGCGGCACATGCCGAGCTCGGTCATCGGCATGTGGACCAAGATCGAGCAAAGCGACAACCGCATGATGGTGACTGGAGAGCTGACGCCAGGTCACAGCCTAGCGGACGACATCGCGGCGTCCATTCGCCACGGCGCCATTCGCGGGCTTTCCATCGGACTGCACGTGGCCAAGGCGAGCATGCGGCCGGATGGCGTCCGTGTGATCGAGGTGGGGCATCTGCACGAGATTTCGATCTGCGCCGTCCCCGCCAATCTCGGCGCCAAGATCGGCGCCGTGGCGGTCAAGACGATCCGTGAGTTCGAGGAGCTATTGCGTGGAGTCGGCTTTTCGCGCAGGGATGCAGCTGCCATCGCAACCGGCGGCTTCGCGCGACTTCGGCGGGATGCCGAAGGCGCCGAGACGGACCGGGGCTCGCATCGGGACGATGCGTCCGCTGCGTGGCGGCGGGTCGAGGAGCGGCTGGCCGCGTTGGCGGCCCAGGTTGCCAGGATAGAGGTGCCCCGATGAGCGATCAGAACAGCGATCAGGTCGCACAGATCGAGACCAAGCTCGCGGACATCGCCAAGTCCGTCAGCCTCGTGGGAGATCTGTCGGAGAAGGTCCGGTCGCTGGACGGCGAGGTCAAGAAGACCGTCACGGAAGCGCGGTCGCTGGCGGAGACCGCCAGGGCCAACCAGGACAGCATCAACAACGCGCTCCGAGAGGTCGGCGACAAGTACACCAATCTCGAGAAGATGCTCGGGGATCTGCAGAGGGCGCAGCGTGATCTCGCGGTCGCGTTCGGCCGTCCCGCCGTCGCGGGTGGTGCTGCCGAGGAGGAGTACAAGGTCAGGCGCGACGCGTCCGTGCTCTACAAGTCGATCCTGGCGAGGTCCCAGAGGCTCGACTTCACGAACATCCGCATGCCCGACACGTTCGTCGACGTCGCCAAGGCCTATGCCGACGCCTTCCAGTTCGCGGCCCGGTTCGACTGGAAGTCGCAGATGAGCCGGGAGGTCGAGAAGGCGCTGTCGATCGGCAGCGATCCGGCGGCGGGCTATCTCGTCCCGACCGAGATGTCCTCGCAGATCCTGAGGATCATCTACGAGAGCACGCCGATCGCCGAGATGGCGTCGACGATCAACATCACCGGACCGTCGCTGCCGTTCCCGGTCGACGATGCCGAGGCGGATGCGGGCTGGGTGGGTGAGACGCAGGCGCGGCCGCCGACCAGCGAGCCAACCGTGGGCGAGCAGAGCATCGGCGTCCACGAGCTCTACGCCAACGTCTATGCATCCCAGGTCCTCCTCGAGGACGCCGGGATGGACATCGAGTCCTGGCTCGCCGGCAAGGTCGGCGAGAAGTTCGGCCGCAAGGAGGCCACCGCCTTCACCACGGGCGACGGCGTGAAGAAGCCGCGCGGTCTGCTGAGCTATCCGCACGGGACGATGCGGGGCTACATCGAGCAGATCGCCACCGGGAGCGCGACTACCGTCACCGCCGACGCGATCGTGAAGATGCCCTTCATGCTCAAGGCGGCGTACACCGCGAACGCCACGTGGCTGATGTCCCGCCACACGCTGGCGCAGATCGCGCTCCTGAAGGACACCACGAACCAATACCTGTGGAGGATGGGGCTCGAGAACGGTCGCCCCTCGACGCTGGTCGGCTATCCGGTGCGGACCGGCGAGGACATGCCGCAGATCGCGTCCGGCGCGCTGGTCTATGCGTTCGGCGACTTCCGCCGGGCCTACACCGTCGTGCGCAGGCTGGGGGTCTCGATGCTGCGCGACCCCTACACCGGGACGCCCTTCGTGCGCTTCTACTTCCGCCAGCGCGTCGGTGGTGACGTGGTCAACTTCGAGGCTGTCAAGCTCGGCAAGATCTCGACCTGAGGGCAAGAAGATGGCAGTCATTCGGCAAGACCTCCACAACAACGTCGCTGTCGTGCGGGTGCTGGATCCGGCGGCGGCCGGTGCGGCGGGTACCGGCAGGACTTCCCAGGCGATCGATCGCCGGGGTTACGGCGCCCTGGAGTTCGTCATCGCCTACGGTTCCCTCGCCAGCGGCGCGGCGGCGTCGGTGCGCGTGCTCGAGAGCGACACGGTCAGCGGCACCTTCACGTCCGTGGTCGACGACGATCTGCTCGGGACCGAGGCGGCCGCGGGCCTGGCCGCGGGTGCTCGGACGTCCGGGGTGAACCATCTCTGCGTCAAGAAGATCGGGTACAAGGGATACTCCCGCTACGTGAAGCTGGCGGTCATCCCGACGGTGTCGGGTGTGCCGGTGGCCGGCGCCGTTGCGGTTCTCGGGGCGCCGAGCATCATCCCGACCACTTGACCTTGATGCGCTGCGTGTAAGAACCGGCCCTGCCGCAGCAGGGTGAGGTTCTCATGCCGATCACGGTTCCGTTCATCTCCGAGGTCCCGGAAAGCGTTGCCATTCTCGGGATGGGTCGCAGCATCGCGACCTACGTCCTCATGATCGGGGCGGCCGGGAATGCGCGGTCGGTGCACGACCAGGTGTGGGCGATCAACGCAGCCGCCGCATCGTTGCGGTCCGATCTGATCTTCCACATGGACGACATCGCCATCCAGGAGCGGCGGGCTGCGGGCGGCGCCAATCCGCACATCGCTGGCCTACTGGCGACGATCTCTGGTGACGGCGGCCCTCTCGTGGTGACGTCGAGGTTTCATCAGCGCTACCCGCGCGCGAGGGTCTATCCTCTGCAGGAGGTGCTGCGCGAGGTGCACTATGCGTACTTCAACTCGACCGCGGCCTATGCGCTCGCGCTGGCTGTGGCCATCGGGGTGAAGCGTGTCGGGCTCTACGGATGCGACTTCAGCTATCCGGACGCGCACCGTGCCGAGAAGGGTCGCGGGTGTCTCGAGTTCTGGATCGGCATGGCCATGGCCCGCGGCATCGTGATCCAGGTGCCCGGCGACAGCACGCTCATGGACTCCTGTGTCCCCGAGCGCGAGCGCATGTACGGCTACGACGCGGTCGATGTCTCGATTGCCCAGAGCCCCGAAGGTCCGGTCGTCAGCATGACGATGCGTGACGAGAAGGACATTCCCAGTGCCGAGGAGATCGAGCGCCGCTATCGTGGTGTGGTCTCGTCCGCGGGTGGGAGGTGAGCGTGCTGGTTCGGATGCTTCGTCCGCTGCGCTGGGCTCCGGACGGGATCAACGCCAGGTACCTCGATGCTGGCGTGCAGGTCGACGTTCCGGATGCCCTCGGAGTGTCCTGGATCGAGGCTGGCGTGTCCGAGATGGTGGTCGTGGAGGGTGGATCCGGTGATCCGGCCGACGCGGCTGCGATCGAGATGACTCCGGCGGTCAAGAAGGTGACCAAGGCACCGCGCGGCTACAAGAGGAGGGTGCCGCGGTGGCAATCCTGAGCGTCGTGACGCCGGCCGCGAGCTACAACCTCACGACGCCCAGCTCGGTTCGAGCGGCGCTGTCGCTGACGCCCGAGGAGGCCCCGGACTGGCAGCTCGACATCTGGATCGAGCAGGTCAGTTCGGCATTCGCGCGCTCGTGCGAGCGCGTGTTTCCGTCGGAGAGGGTCGTCGAGCGCGTCGAGAGCGATGGTCCCCTCGTGTGGCTCTCGAGGCGGCCTGTCGCGAGCGTGCACGCCGTGAAGGTGTGGTCGACCGTGGACAGCTACTCCGAGTTGGCCACGTCGGAGTACGAGCTGCTCTCCTCCGAGGACGGTCGTCTGATGATCCTGCATGGGCAGAGTGCCCTGACGGGTCTTCTCGACATTCTCGCGGGCGAGGGTCCGTCGTGGGGCAGGCGGAGTGCCCGTGTCGACGTCGAGTACACGGGCGGGTTCGTGACGATCCCGGCGGATCTGGCTGCCCTCGCGATCTCTGCGGTTGGCCGGATGCGTGCGGATCTGAGCAAGTCCCATCCGGAGCTCGTGTCCGAGCGACTCGGGGACTATGCCTATACGCTGCGGCAGAACTCCGCTGCGGCTGCGATCGCGACGGGCATCATGTCGCCAGAGGTCGAGCGCGGTCTCGCCCCCTATCGGAAGCTGGGGGTCGCGTGAGGCCGAGTGCTAGGCTGCTGCGGCAGCGTGCGACCATCAGGCGTGCCTCGAGGGTTGGTGACGGCATTGGGGGCTGGCGGATCATCCGCTCTCCGGCGCTGTTCGATGTTCCGTGCAGGGTCGTGCAGATGGCGGCACGGTCCTTCGTTCGCGAGTTCGGCGCTGCCGAGCCGCGGCGTGCCGGCGAAGTCATGATCTATCTCCCACACGGAACAGACGTCAGGGTCGATGACCAGATTCTCGTTGCCGGTGCCGTCTACGCGGTCGATGGTGTCGTTCCGCAGGCGGACGGGGCCTATGTGGCTGCCCACGCCCATGATCTGGCTGCGGCCGGCCTGGAGGGCGGGGCGTGATCGACACAAGCGGCTACGGTCCATTCAAGGGCAAGCTGATCTACCACGCGGCCATGTCGCTCGGGATCACGGGGCAGTGGCTTGCCGGGCAGATCCGGCGTGTGATCAGCAAGCCCGGCTACGAGTCGAAAGCGTCCCAGAGGAGGGCGGGCCGCAAGAAGCCGCTCTACACACCGAGCCGTCCCGGTGAGCCGCCGCGTCGGAAGACGGGGACGCTGATGAAGAGCATCGTGTCGCCCGCGCCCAAGCTCGAGGGGACGGTGCTCAAGGTCTACGTCGGGACCGGCCACGCCTATGGGCGCTATCTCGAGCAGGGCACCCGCATCATGCTCGCGCGGCCCTACCTGGCGGTCACGCTTCGCAGGCACCGCAACGGCTTGGTGCGTGTCTTCGTCCGCGAGATGAAGCGCAGGATGGCGTGATGAACGACCGGCACCTTCTCGTCGGGAGGGCGCTCTACAACGCCCTGGTGGGCGATCTGGACGTTGCGTCGCTGGTGGGGGTCTACAACGACTGCCCTGCCGTGTTCTTCGGTTCCTCTCCGTCCGATGCGCCTGTGCCGAGGGTGGTCGTGCAGGGGCCGGTCAATGTGTTCACGGATGACCATCTGGACGGCCGCAGGCGTGATGACATGAGCTTCGACGTTCTCGCGCTGGACGAGATGACGGGGTCCGATGTCAGGATTCTCGCGCTCACCGATGCGATACGGAACGCCCTGCATGCCAAGTACCTGGCGGTTCCTGGTGGCACGGTGAGGAGGCAGACGGTGCGTGGTCCCCAGCCGTTTACGGATGACAGGCTGTGGGCTGGTCGTTTATTGGACGTGTCGGTACTGATCACGTGGTGACGACATGGCGACGCTGACCGTTCAGACCATCAGTCGTTCCGGTGTGGCGGTTTCGCTCGTGGCGGCGGGCACGACCTCCGCTGGCGACGAGTTCGTCAACGACGGAAGGACGTTCCTGGAGGTCAACAACGCCAACGCCAGCGCATCGCGCACGGTCACGGTGACCTCGAGGGTGACCTCTCCGCCGCCCGGGACGGCGGCGGCGAACGTGGTGGTGACGGTCAACCAGAGCTCGCGCGTGAAGATCGGTCCGTTTCCGACCCAGGCCTTCAACGATGCGAACTCCAGGGCGAAGGTGACCTACTCGAACAGCGGCGCCGATCTGACGGTCGCCGTCTACACGCTGGGGTGATCCATGGCCGAGCTCTATAGCCACCCTCTCGCGCTCACGATCAATGGCACGGCGATCACGGGTATCCGCTCGATGCGGATGGAGCCGGGTGCGCGGAGCGAGATCGACCGGACGTATCTGCACCACACCGACTACCGTCGCGTTGGCCTCGGTCTTCGTGCGCCCGGTTCGGCCACCATCGAGCTGACGCTCAATCCGAACGATCCGGGGCAGATCGCGCTCTGGAACGCCTACGAGGCGGTGCCACCGGCCGAGCACAGCTTCCAGGTCACTTGGTCCGACAGCACGGTCGAGACGTTCACGGCCCGGGTGCGCAACTTCGACCGCGCCGCGAACGTCGATCAGGACGTCGCATCGACGGTCACCCTGCAGATCACGAGCGCCGTCGCCGGGTTCGCATGAGCGTTGCCGATGTGATCGACCCCGCGGTTCCCGTTCGCTTCGCGGGGCGCGATGCCTTCTTCCTGTACACCACACGTTCGCTCGAGTGGCTGCGCACCGAGTGGCAGGTCGACGACTTCCTTGTGCTCTGGCAGAGGGTGATCGCGCTGCGGCCCAGCCTGGAGGATGGTGCGGCGCAGGGCGCGGCTGCGGTCATCGCGAAGGGTGGCGGGATCGACCTGTTCGCGACCAAGTCGCTCGTGATCGCCGGCGTTCTCGAGTGCCTTGCCCGCGATGTGGACGACGACAGCGAGATGATCCCACAGGAGGCGGTCAAGGTGGCGCGCCGCGCGGTGGCGAGGATGGTGCCGGCGACCCTTCTGGTCCTGTCGCTGCAGGCGATGACGGCGTTCTACCGCTCGATGCTCATGCCGGACGAGATGATCCAGGAGGCTGGCGAGGAAGCCTCGCCGCGCCCTACGGAGAGTCCGCAGAGGGAGGCGGCGTAGAGGACGTCGGGTCGTTCGGTCTTCCGCGTCTTCTGCTTTCCGGCTTGTCGTTCCTCGGTCTGTCGGTTCGAGATGTTCTCAGGTCGACGCCTGTCCAGCTCGATCTGCGTCTGATGGCGTGGCGCAAGCGCCGGGCCTTGGCTCTGGCCGACGCCCGCTATGCTGCTTGGTTCCAGGTCGCTTATGGCCGGTCCCGGCAGCTTCCTCCCTTGCGCGAAGTGGCTGCCCTGAGCATGCGTGAGGTCCAGCGCTACAGGGACCGCGAGGCGGATGCCGAGCGGCGGTGGCGCTTGGCGATGGCTGACCTGCAGGCTGCTGCGCGTGCTGCGCGTGCGGCTCCGAAGGAGAGCGGTTGATGGCTGCTCCGCATACCGTTGCCGAGGCGAACATCGGTCTGTCCTTCGACACGAGCCGGCTCGACGCGCAGTTCAACGCGGCGCTTGCGCGCATGAGCAGGTCCATGGCGCTTGCCGGCGCCGCCGGCGGTGCGGCCTACGGTAGGGCTGTCGGGTCCTCGATCGAGAACTCGCTGCGCAACGTCCAGGCGATCATCGGCGTCGGCCTGGGTGCCGAGGGGATCCGGCGTCTCGGTGCCGAGGTCCTCCGTGTCGGCGCGATGTTCGACCAGCTCGGCCAGCGCATGCAGTTTCTCACGGGGACGGCGCGGGTCGTCGACGACATCGTTGCGAGCGCCAACCGCATGGGGATGGCGATCGAGGACTCCGCACAGGCGTTCTCGAGGATCGCGGTGCCGGCCCGCGAGCTTGGTCTGACGTCACGGGACATCATCACGCTCCATCAGACGCTGGCCGCGCTCGGACGGATCGGTGGCACCACGGCCGGTGAGCTGCGGAACGCGCTCTACCAGATCACGCAGGCCATGGCGTCCGGGAGGCTCGGTGGCGACGAGCTCCGGTCGATGATGGAGAACATGGCCCTGGCCACCCAGATGCTGGCCAGGGAGCTCGGCGTCGGTGTCGGCCAGCTCCGCACGCTCGGCGAGCAGGGGAAGATCACGGGCAATGTTCTCGCCCGTGCCCTGATCGGCAATTCCGAGCAGGTCCTCGAGATGTTCGACAAGTTGCCGCCAACCATCGACATGGTGCATGCGCGGCTGGTCAATGCGTTCGAGGTCCTGTTCAACACCATCGACAAGCGTTGGGAGCTCAGCACCTTCTACAAGGACCTCGTCCAGGGGGCGCTCGTCGACAAGATCAATGCCCTGTCGCGGGCGATCTCCGAGGGTGGGCGCCCGTCTCTCCGTGACGAGGAACTCCGCGGCATCGGACGTGGCACGCAGGCGGAGACGCCGGTTCCGGATCGTGCCGAGCAGATTCGTCGGTTCCTGGTCGGTGGCCAGATCGCACCGACCGAGGAGGAGGCCGCGCGGATCGCTCGAGAGATGCAGGATGGTTCTGCCCGGCTCGATTCCCTGATCCAGTCCATCGAGAGGGGTTTCGGCTCCGCGGCCACGTCCGTGATGAATTTCCTCGGGTTCGTCACCCATCGGGTCGGCGAGTTCCGGTCGTGGAACGACCGTGTCGCGGCGATGCGGCTCGAGAACGAGTTCGCCAGTGTTGGCACTCGGCTTTCCGCGAGGGTGAATGCCGCGCTGATGCTCGGCGAACCCTCTACCAAGCAGAATGTCCTGCCCGAGCTTCGCGGGATTCTGCGCGATGCGGCCGGGGAACTTGCGGAGTGGCCGCATGCCGAGCTCACTGATCCGCACATTGACAGGATTCGGGAGGTCGTCGAACAGCAGGCTGCGTTCCTTGCCAACACCCAGCGCGATCTAGCCCCGGCGCTGGAAGAGCTCGCGAAGTCGCTCGAGGGCATGCCGCTCACCAGGCTGCTGGTGTCGACCGGTCAGCCGATCCCGGACTTCCGGCAGCGCCTTTCGCTGATTCTCGAGCGGGCCAAGGGATCGGACCTCCCGCTGCGAGGGCATGAGTTCGCCGGCCTCGTCGAGTCGACCGTCGAATCGTTCCTTCACGAGATGAAGGGGCCGCTCGACGCGATGCGCGAGCAGATCCGCGACGTCGAGCCGTGGAAGGCGTGGGTCGGTACGACCAAGGACGAATGGGCGGCTGCGATCAACCAGGTCGGCACTGACGACATGCTCGAGGGGACCATGAGGTCTCTGGTGGAGATGTTCGTCAGGGACACCATTCGCAGGTTCGTGGAGGCCCGCTCGGAGGCGTCACGCGCGATCAACGAGCAGGTCCAGGGATCGATCCGTGAAGCCATCACGGGGCATGCATCCGAGATCGCTCGGTCTGGACTCCCAACGTATCTGTCCGACGAGGCGTCGGTCAGGCTCGGCGTCGACCTGGGCAGGGAGCCTGGTCGGCAGATGGCGGTGCTCGATGCGCAACGCCAGCGCTACGCCGAGATCCAACACATCCTGAACGCGATCAACGTTACCTCGAGCAAGGTCATCGCCCAGGCCGAGACCGCTGTGCGCAAGCTCGGTGGCGACGCGAATCGCGTTCTCGACATCCTCGATGAGCTCGATGTCCAGCTCGACGAGCTGCGTTCGGCACGCACCAAGGCTGGCATGCTTCCCGAGGGCATGATCCAGGAGAATGCCCTTGCGCGCCTGGACGAGGCCGAGGCGCGTGCCCGCAAGTCGGCGGAGACCAGGGTCAGGGCGATCCGCGACAAGAGCGGCGAGCAGCTGATCAACGAGATCGAGAACATCACGCACGCCGCCCAGGCTGCGAGCCGGCGCCTTCTGAGCGACGAGGAGAAGATCCGGGACATCGAGCGCGATCGTGAGGAGACGCTGAAGCGCCTCCTCGAGATCGAGAAGGAGTTGGCGGTTTCGGTCGAGCCGCAGAAGTCCAAGGCCATGCAGGCCCTGGCCGCGGCGCGCGAGGCGGTGGCGAGGTCGGCTGGGCTGAAGACCGAGGACATCCGTTCGGATGCCGCGAAGAAGTCGCTCGACGAGATCGCGCGCGTGAAGCGAGCGATGGAGGAGGCCGAGAACCGCTTCCTCTCTCTCGAGGACAAGCAGGCCAGGGTGCACGCCGAGATCGATGCCGACCTGAAGCGCTTGGCAGCCGCCCGTGCCGATGCCGTGGCTGCGCGACCGGCGGACAAGAGCGTCATCGATCGCGAGTACGAACAGGCCGTCCAGACTGCCGAGTTGTCGAGGTTGCGGCGGCTCGAGGGACTGCGCATGGACGAGGCCGCGCCGGCCCTGCGTGCGATCGAGAGAATGCGCGATCTCGAGGAGTCCAGCCTTCTGGTGACCACCAAGGAGCGTGAAGAGAAGGAGATCCTCGAGGACATCGACAGGAGGCGGGTCGCCGCATTGCGGGAACTGGCCAAGCTGCAGGCCGAGATTGCGGGACGATCCGGCTCGCTGACCTTCGCGCAGCAGATCGAATCTCAGGAACTCGCTGTGTCCACGAGGCGGGCGATCGAAGCCAGGGCAGAGCGTGAGCGTGTTGCCGAGCAGCGCAGGTTGGAGAGGGAGGCTCTGGAGAACCTGAAGCGCATCGTCCAGGTGGGCGAGAGCGCCGAATCGTCCGCGGCTGGTCGTCTTCCGACCGAGGAGAAGATCGCGTTCTACCAGAACGAGCAGAAGGAGGCGCTCGAGCAGATCGACCGGTTGTACCGCGAGACCGTCGCCAAGGCGGCGTTGCTGGGCGAGGAGGAGCGCAAGCGGCTCGAGACCGAGGCGCAGAAGAACGCCGATACGGCGAAGTCGCAGGTCAACAAGGCAGCCGCGGACCGAGAGAGCAGCGAGCGGGCCCGTGTGCTCGCCGACATCGAGAAGGACATCGCGCGCATCCGCATGGCGACCATGCAGTCGCAGAACAAGGCGCTCGGGGTCGAGCACCAGATCGAGTCCGTCGACCTGCAGATCAAGGACACTCTCGACCAGATCCTCGCGATTCGCAGGCAGCTCGTGGTGCTGGGTGCCCAGGACCAGGAGAGGTTGGCGCAGGCCCTCGAGACGCTCGAGAAGATGGTCGTGGCGTCACGCGATGTCCGCGTGGTCGACATTCAGGAAACGTTCTCCACCAGCTTGGCCAAGCGGCTGGCCGAGATCGAGGGCGTCGGTCGCTCCTATGAGCGCTCGGTTACGACCGGGAAGACCGGGGCGGACATGCTGCGTGACGCCAGGGAGAGGTACGATGCTGCCCTGGCCGATATCAAGGCGAAGGAGGACGCCCTCGCCAGGGACCGTGAGAGCATGAGCCCCATCCAGGAGGGTGACGTCGCCGGCACGCTCGAGAGCGAGCGCCGGCGGCTCTTCGAGTTCTACCAACTGGATCTTGCGCAGATCCGGGAGCGGGTCGAGAAGGACATTCGCGATGCCAACGCCCGTGCATTGTCGTCGCTTGCGCAGAGCGAGTCGCGTGTCGTTCCGACGACGCGTCGTCTTGCGATCGTTGACGAGGAGACCAATCGCGATCTGGAGCGGTACATCGATCTTCGCAAGAAGCTGAGCGCCTTCGATCAGTCCGACCCGGAGCAGGCGTCGGCGCGGGCGCGCATGGAGGCGTTGATCGACGAGGCGCAGCGTGCCCGCGTGCAGGAGGGCGAGTACCGGAAGCGGAAGATCCTCGAGGAGGCGTCGAAGGCTGCGAAGCGCGCGAGCGACCCGAACGAGGAGGTGCTGCGCGATCTGGACGATCTCCTGAGGACCGTCGGCGACGAGCGGGAGCGCTTCATCGCGCGGTTCACCGATCGCCTGACCAAGGCGGCAACACCCGAGCAGGTGGAGATCGTCAAGAAGAAGGCCGGCGAGGCGTTCGACCGCGAGAAGCTCGACGAGCTCACCAGCGAGGACATTCCTCGGCTGATGACGGATACACGCAAGGAGGAGCTCGAGCTTGCGCGCGACAAGCGCGAGCTGACTCGGGAGCAGTACGAGATCGAGCTGGCGATGCTCGACCTACGGGAGCGCCGCATTCCGCTCGATGCCAGGGAGACGGCCATCTACCTGCAGCGCGTTCGGGAGAACGCTGCCCGTCTCGAGGCCGTCGAGAAGGAGCGGAAGACCATGGACTTGGCCGAAGGCTGGGCCGACACGATCGTGGACGGTCTGGCGGAGATCACGACCCAGGCCGACGACGCAGCCGATGCGCTGCGCGGGATGGCCAAGGAGCTCGCGAACCTCACGATCCGTCATGCCGTCCTCGATCCGGCGGCCAAGTCTCTGGGGATCGCCCTCAGCAGCGGCTTCATGGCGATACGCTCCTACTTCGGCTTCGCCGATGGCGGGATCATGTCGTCCCGTGGCCCGGTGCCGATCCCGGCTGGACGGTTGGCGTCTCCGATGGTCGCCGTCTTCGGCGAGGGCGCGATGGCGGAGGCTGCCGTGCCGCTGCCGGATGGTCGCAACATTCCGGTCGATCTGCGCATGTCCGGTGGTGCTGGTGGCTCGAGCGTAACCAACGTGGCGATCGATGCGCGGGCCTCGATCGATCCGGCGATGGTAGCGGCGAATGCTCACCGTGCCGCCGCGCAGTTGATCGGGTACATGCAGCGTCGGGGTGGTCTGCGCTGACGATGACGTCCTGACGGGGTCATTGCGGCTCGTGGGCTTTCTGCCCATGGTGTCGCCGCGTCCGTTGGGGTTGCCTCATGGCGATCGAGATCGTCGATTGGCCTGCTGCGGTTCCTGTGGCGACCATGTCGCTCGATCTGATCGGTCGCTCGATGCGCAGCCTGTCTCCGCTCACCGGCCAGGAGGCCGTGATCACGCAGCCCGGTGGGTCCTGGCAGGGCGTGGTGACGCTGCGCAACCTGCTGCCGGACGAGTGGCAGGAGTTCGAGGGCTTCCGGGCTCGCTTGGTCGTTCGTGGTGGCGTCTTCCGGATGCGGGATTGGCGTGTGCTCGCATTTCGTGGCGGCGCTAATGGCACGCTCACGGCGAGCGGGACGGCGAACGCGCTCCAGGTGACCATCTCGGGAATCGGCGGGTCGTCCCCCTTCTTCCGCACCGGGGCGCGCTTCTCGATCGGCGAGCGGCTGCACGTAGTGACGGCCGACGTCACGAGTGCGCCGGGTGGTGTGGCGACGGTACAGATCGCGCCCGAGCTGCGGGAGACCGTCTCCGGCGCGTCCGTCAACGTTCTGGAGCCGACCGTCTTGCTGCGGCCGGCATCGGACTCGGAAGGGCTGATCAGGCTCGAGGCCGGATCCACGGGACCCGAGGCGATCGACGTCGCGATGGCGGTGCGCGAGTACATGGGCAAGCTGACGTGAGGTCCAGTCGATGCTGCTGACCACAGCCGAGTGGGTTGCCGAGGCCGAGCTTCTCGTCGGTGCCCGGGAGGTCTGGTTGGTCGAGGTCATGCTGCAGGATCCCTCCGGGGTGCCGGCTCCTTTGCGCATGTTCACGGGCCACGGGACCGTGGTCTTCGATGGCGTCGAGTGGCACGGCGACAACGGGCTCGGCGCGATCTCGAGCTTCGACAGGGCGAGCGACGGCACGCCACCGCAGGCACAGCTGTCTCTGCAGCATCTCGATCCGATCGTCGCTGCGGCGCTCACCTATCCGGTGCAGGGGGCGCCGCTGCGGATCCTGCAGGGGTGGCTGACCGTGGACGGGGTTCTCCTGTCTCCTCTGTCACTCTGGGAGGGCATCTGCGACGTCATGACGATGCGGGACGTCGGCACCTCGATCAGCATCACCCTGACGGCGACGTCGCTTCTCGACGATCTCATGCGGATCAAGAACTTCCGCGTCGGGCCGAAGCAGCAGAGAATGATCGATTCGACGGACACCAGCATGGATTGGGTGCCGTCGATGGACCAGACGACGGTGAAGTTCCCCAAGGGGGAGTGGTTCCGCGAGCATGCGTAGGGTTCCCTGCAGGCTCACGGATTGGCGCGCTCGGCTCGAGCGTTTCGTGCTCGAGCGGTCCGATCGTGGTTTCGTATGGGGTGTCACCGACTGCGCTCTGTTCGTCGCCGACGCCGTGGTGGCGATGACCGGCGTGGACGTGGCTGCCAGCTACCGCGAGCGTTACGCCTCGGCGGATGGTGCGAGGAAGATCATGAATGGCCGTTCGCTCGGCGAGATGATGACCGATGTGCTCGGGATGCCGCTGTCGGCTCCGCTCTTCGCTCGCCCGGGAGATCCGTGCGTCGTGTCGATACGGTCTGGGGAGATCGCCGGAGTTGTCATGGGTGAGCACGTTGCGGTGCAGGGTCCGAGGGGTGTCGTCCGCGTTCCGCTGACCTGTGTGGTGGCCGCCTGGCGGCTTCCGGAGGGGCGCTCGTGCCGCCGGCGCTGATCCTTGCCGGTGCCGGCGCCGCTGCGATCGGCACCGGCTATTTCGTGGCCGGCGCTGCTACTGCCGGGACCGTTGCCGCGACGGCCGGTGGCGCGGCTGCCGTGGCCGGTGCGACCGAGGTGTCGGTGCTTTCCGGATCGGCCGGTATGGCCGCCCTCTCGAGTACGCTCTACACGATCGGCGGTTCGCTACTCATGGCGTCGGTTGCCCAAGCGCTGGCGCCCAAGCCGGAGCGCCCCGACTATGATGGTCGGGAGCACACGATCCAGAGCTCCGAGATCTTCGAGCGCATCTCCTATGGTCGTGCGATCGTGCCTGCCAACTTGGTGCGCATCTTCACCTTCGGGGACGCGAACGCTCGGCTGATCATGATCCTTCTGATCGCCACGCAGGAGAGCGACGCGATCGAGGGGATGTTCATCAGCGGCAAGAGAATCCAGCTCGTGCCCAATGCCGGGCAGTCGTCGCTGTTCCTGGCGACCGATCTGATCCCCGACTACAACGACAGCGAAGGGGGTCGTAAGTTCTGGAACGACGGGGATCCGCACTTCGGTGTGGCGCTCTACACCGGGGCTCCGGGTCAGACGGTTGATCCGCGGGCGAATGACAAGGCGCCCTCGAACGGTTGGCCATCGACGTGCAGGATGACCGGGCATACCTATGCCAGGGTCGAGCTGCACTATCATCCGAGCGTCTGGCAGGGGCTGCCCGACATCACGTTCCTGGTGCGCGGCAAGAAGGTCTACGATCCGCGCACGGGGCAGTCGGCATGGTCGCAGAATCCGGCGCTCTGCATCGCCGACTTCCTGAAGCACAAGTTCGCATCTCCGCACGGGATCGTGGCGGACACGGACGCGCTGATCGCGGCTGCGAATGCGTGCGATGCTCCGGTTGCCCTGGCCGCTGGCGGCACGAAGCCTCGCTACCAGCTCAACGGCGTCGTTTCGGCCGATCAGCTTCCGAAGTCTGTTCTCGAGGGGATGCTGGCGAGCATGGCCGGCACTCTGGTGATCAACGGGCGCACGGCGAAGCTCTATGCCGGAGAGCCCAGGTCCGCCGTTCGCGTTCTCGACGAGTCGGCGTTCGACCGTGAGATCGAGGTTCGTCCGCGTCGTCCACGTCGCGAGCTCGTCAACACGGTCACCGTGTGGGTGACCGACGAGGCGAACAACTACCAGCGCCGCGAGCTTCCTCCTCTGTCCGCGGGCGTCGATGTCATGGAGGATGGCGGGGAGCTGCGGGCCTCGCTCGATCTTCCCTGGGTGACGAACGTCGTCCAGGCATCGATGCTGCAGAAGCTCGCCCTTGGTCAGGCGCGCAACCAGATCTCGATGACGGTGACGATGACGCACCGGCACCGTGATCTCGAGCCCGGCGACATTGTTGCGGTGACCCTGCCGAGGTACGGGCTCACTTATCAGAACATGCTCATACGGGATGTCAAGTTCGGGTCCGACGGCAAGCCCGTTGCCGTTCTCGAGCAGTACGACCCTGCGATCTTTGCGTGGTCGACCGCTGACGAGGTGGCCATGATCGGGACCGACAACGGCAACGTGGACTTCCCGAACGCTCTGTCGGAGCCTGCCAGCATCACCCTTGGGGTGGCCGTGATCAGCGGTGGCGACGGCGTACCCGTTCCGGTGGTCACGGTGAGTGTTCCGACGGCGACCAACACGGTTGGCTTGCGCATCCGCTGGAGGACCGTCGAGGTCGGTGGTGTTTCGGCCGACGGGACGCTGGTTGTCGGCAACAACGGGCATGGCGGGTCCGCTGTCGGCGGCTACTCCGTCATGGAGATCGACAAGCCGCGCAAGAACGCTACGACGTTCGAGACCAAGATCGCTCCTGTCCTGGCTTATCACAAGTACGAGGTGGAGGCCGCCTACGTTGCCGGCAACGTCGCCGGTCCCGCGATCACGGGCACGGTGTGGATCTCGCCGACATCGGCTCCTCTGCCGCCCGATCTCAAGAAGATCGTCTCGAACGCCGCTGGCGTCTCGGTGCACTACCGGCGCCCCAAGGGCAAGGATGCCTACGTCGTCGAGGTGTGGGGCGCGAACACCAACGACGTCGGCACGGCGACCCTTCTCGCCGAGCAGCATGCGGGCTCGGTCATCCGCCTCAACGAGCTCACGGTCGGTGTGTGGTACCTCTGGCTCTATGCCCGCTCGGCGTTCGGGGTGCGGAGCGCTGCGCATTCCGGGGCGCCGGCCAGCGTGAGCGTGGTGTCCGCTGTCGGCAAGCTCGCCGGGCTCGACGCGGTGACCGAGAAGGAGATCGTGTTCGGCTCTGCGGTGGGCACCATCATCTCCTATGCGGATGCGTCGGAGTCGATCGACTCGTCGGGGAAGACCGTCTTCTCGAGGTCGATCGACGTGCCGAACGACGGGCTGACCTACCCGCTGATCTGCACGCTCGATGCGGACTTCCAGTCGCAGTCCGGATCGCCGACCGGGATCGATATCCAGTTGCGGCGCAACGGTCAGGCGGTGCGCCTCAATGCCTCGGGCAACCCGTCGCCGTGGTCGTTCACGTTGTCGCCCTACATGCGTCCTGTGCTCTCCTGGCTCATCGAGCTGTCCGGCGGTCGGCAAGAGATCGCCCTCAGGGCCACCGCGGTGCCGAGTGGCAATGTGAAGCTCGTGCGGGCGCAGTTCACGATGACCCTGTTCAAGAGGTGACACATGCCGTGGCCAGGTCTTCCGATCTTCAACGTGAGTGGGGCCTTCGATCTGGCCGCGGCGGATGCCGCACTCGAGGACCTGAACAACCGCGTCGGTGGGGTCTCGGTTCCCGTCGAGATCACGCAGGTGACCGTGACCGGATCGAGGACGATGGCGACGTCCGATCTGGACAAGCTGCTGATCTACGACGGTACCAGCGACATCACGCTGACCATCTCGACAGCGCTGAACACGGGCGCCACCGCCAGGATGATCCTGGTGGCGCAGATGAACACCGGGAAGGTCAGTGTGGTGACCAGCGGTCTGGGGCCGCCCGCGAAGCTGCCGACGACGATCTCGGCATTCGAGACGACGGGACCTGCGACGTTTCTGAGGCTCCTTCTGCTCGGCGCGAACGCCGGTCTGATGCGGGGTGACGCCTGATGATGGCGGCCCTCGCCGTCATGATGGGGAAGAAGACCGTCTCGGATTCACCCGGTGGCGGCGGAGGCTCCGGTGGTCCTGGTGGCGAGCAGCAGCAGCGGCTGACGCTGGACCAGATCACGGCCACGTCTGGGTGGAACATCTCGAGCCTGTCCAATCTGCAATGGGTTGGCGTCAACGACGATCAGACCGTCGAGTACCACGCATCGGCCAATGGAACGTCCGACAAGTGGTTCCAGGCGTCATTCCCGACGCCGTCTGGCTACCCTCTGGGGACGCAGAAGTTCGTCATCAGGGCCGCAGGCTCCACGTCCGGCATGAACATCGTCGTCGCCCTCTACGAGGGTGGGACGCTGAAGTCCACGCTCGCCACCGTTGCGCTTACCACGTCGGCTGCGAACTACGAGATCCCGTGGGACGCATCGCAGCTCTCGGACAACACAGGGGGCAACGTCGAGATCCGGATCACGCTGCAAGATAGCGTTGCCTCCAACTACTATACCTTCTGGTGGGTGGCTTGGGACGTCACATACAGCGGCTCGCCCAGTGCCGGGGAGTCCGACACGGAGCTTCCGGTCGCGGCGGTGAACGCGACCTATGCCTGGACGATCAGTGATCTTCCGGACATTCAGGACTACGATGCGCCCGATCCGGACGCCACGACGAGCGATCGCGGGTCGGCCAATGGCTCCACGGTCTGGGCGCGCTTCGACTTCGACACGCCGCCCTCGTCGCTGACGGGCACGCAGACGTTCAAGGTTCGAGCCCGCGGCTCGAGCTCCGGCCTGAACATCATCGTGAAGGTCGCCGAGAACGGGACGGTCAAGCAGACCTTCTCGACGCAGGCTCTCACGACGTCGCAGACGACCTACTCCTTCACGTGGGATGCTTCGATCCTGTCGGACGCCAGTGGGGCTGGCGTGCAGATCGAGGTGCATCTGTCGGATTCGGTTGCCTCGCAGGTCTACCACTTCTCGTTCATTTCCTGGGTCGCGCACATGGCCGGTGGCTCGAGCGGCCAGGTCTCGAACGGAGTGCTCACGGATCCGTTCCAGCAGATCGATCTCAACACGTCGGGATCGACGAATCTCACCAAGCCTTGGAACTTCTACTTCGAGCAGGTGAACCTGAGGACGTTCTCGGGACACGGTGCACACCATTACTGGACGCGGGACGGGGAGACGAAAGGCGGCGACACCATCTCCGGTCATCTGACCGGGGCTGGGCACGGCGCTGCGCCTCATCTGCACAAGGTCGTCGACGGTGTTCTGCGGCTGCAGGCGTACCCGGCGCCGTCGGCTCTCGCGAGCGCTCTGACCAGCGAGCTCGGCGGCTACTCGATCACCCACGTATCCGGCATGATCTCGACCGAGCGCAGCCTGGCGAAGTCGCGTGGCATCTGGTCTCTACGGCTGAGGCGAGGGCTTGCCACCAAGGGCATAAGGTTGATCGCGGAGCTGGTCCCGTCGAACGGGAGCCAGTCCACGAAGATCCGCTTCGCCGATCTGTGCGGCGTGCCCTTTCTCGAGAGCATCACACCGCAGTACCGCACAGAGCTCATCGGTTGGACCAACAGCCCGTCCTTTCTCGCTTCTGACGCCGTTCAATCCGGGCAGATGGTTCGCATCAACGAGAACTCCCTCGACGCGCAGAACTTCCACACCTACGAGGTGCAGATCAGTGATGACGGACTGATCACCTTCAGTCGGGACGGGATCGTCTCGCGTATACAGGCGAATCAGTTCACCGGTACCTCGTGGTATCTGGCGATCGTCATCGAGGCGAACAGCACGATGACCGCGAGCTCGCCAACACAGCCCGTGTACGCCGAGGTCGACCATGTCGACATACGCTCGATCACGCCGACCGTCGCGTGGCCGTCCGGGTGGCCCGCGCAGCCGGCGCTCGGCTCGTTTCACGGTGTCGGGCAGGCGTTCAACTTCAGCTACAACAGCGCCGGCGAGCTCGTCTGGCAGCCGCTGCGCGACTACGACGCGTGGCTCGGTCGGCCCTCGAACATCTGCAAGGTGTGGCCCAACTTCTCGTCCGCGGGGATCGGGACGTGGGACGGCATTGCAGGCGGTTCCGGTGATGCGGACACCAACTGGGGTGGCCAGCTCAACGAGGTGAACCCCAGCCGGGCATTCGACCCGACATACTGGCCGAAGGCGTCTCCGTTCGTCCTCGCGCTCGGCGCCGTGCCGCTGAGCCACGCCAACGCACAGAGCGGGAGCACGTGGCAGCGTCCAGGGATCTGGTCCGAGATCGCACGCGGCGACTTCGACGTCTACTATCGCAAGCTGTTCCGCAGGCTGGCTACGCGCTGCGGTCAGACGGGCAGGGATCCGCGCACGGTTGTCCTTCGGTGGTGCTGGGAGGCGAACGGCAACTGGTACCCGCACAGCGTCGGTCCGGACAAGGCCGGCTTCATCAACGCGTGGCGGCGTTGCATGGACATCATGCGGTCCGCCGTCGGCGACGTGCTCGGTGCCGGCAAAACCTTCATGATCGAGTTCGGCCCAGCTGCGCATCTGCGCTTCGGCGCCGGCTCGAGCGAGCGGCTGTGGAACATCTACCCGGGCGACTCGTGGGTCGACATCTGCGGGCTCGGCATCCACGACCAGATCGGGATCACGGTACAGGCCGACTGGGACAAGTATCTGCGCTATCCGACGACCATTGCCGGCACGCCATTCGAGGGCATCCTCGACTGGTTCGACTTCGCCGTCTCACGCGGCAAGCTGGTCGGCACGAGCGAGATCGAAAGCAACCACAACGCGCGGAACTACTTCCCGAAGACGCAGAACATGAGTGTGATGTGGACCACCGGCTTCGAGGTGGTCAGACAGCGCTATGCTGGCAAGTTCCTCTACTTCATCTATCTCTGGAACGGGGATAGCGCATTGAAGCAGTCGGACGGCTGGGGCGAACCGTATCGGCAGCTGTACAAGCCATGAGCAACGGCATCCCCGGCGCGCGCAGACGCGCTCTGGTGGTCGACGATGTCCCGACGACGTCGGCGACACTGCGGCGCATGCTCGAGCGGGAGGGGTTCGATGTCGAGATTGCCAGGACCATCGCCGGAGCAATCAGCCTGCTCGGCCAGCCCGGGCACTACGACGTGGCGATCGTCGATCTGCTGCTTCCGGACACACCGGACGACGTGAGCGAGGAGCGGAGGGCTCGGGCCACGCTCGACGCCCTGCGCGAACATCTCGGGGCGGTCTCGGACGTTCGCATCTACACCGGCGTGACCGGTGCATCCCTGGCGGCGTTCGTTGCGTCGATCGGCTTCGGCTTCTACGAGAAGGGTGGCTCGCTTCCCGTGTCGCGTGATCCTCTCCTGGTCGAGCTCGAAGCGATGCGGGCGCGTCTGGACGGCATGTCCCGTGCGATCGAGGAGCTCGGTCCGGAGAACGCGCGTCACATGGACGCCCTGGCGGACGCCATGTGCTCGAGGCTGCTGCAGCGTCTTGCGGTGGCCGACTGGTCCGAGATCCGCCATGCGCTCGAGCACAGCAAACAGCTCCGGTCGCACGCCGCCTTCGTCGCGAAGCTCATCGTGACCACGTTCATCGTCGCCATTGCCGGATCGATCGTCTCTCTGCTCGCAAGCGGCTTCCGGCTGTGGAGCCGCGGCCCGTGAGATTCATTCTCGGCATCCTGGTCGTTCTGCCCGTGACCGTGCTGACTTGGCTCGGCGTGGACATGCTTCGCTGGCGCTATCTCCCTGTGGGCAATGTGATCGCGATCGAGGCCATGGATGCCGGCGGCGACCTGCGCCCCGGTGGAACGCTGTCGTTCGTTCTTGTCGTTCGCCGCATCGAGAGGGAGTGCATCCCGATCTTCGTGCAGCCGAGGCTTGTGCCGGTCGGGTCCACGATCCCGGCTTGGCATCTGCCGCCCTACATCGCCAGGGGTGAGGCGCGGGATGGCGAGCCTCTCGGGGCGACGTATGCGCTACCCGCGCAGATGCCGCCAGGTCGCTACACGCTGCGGTTGGACGTCTCGTTCCTGTGCGGCGGTTGGAGGTCGCTGCCTGCGCGCGCGGTCGGAGCCGAGGAGATCGAGGTCACGGCCGACCGTGGCAGGGTGTGAAAGAGTTCGGCCCCCTTGCGCAGCACCGGGCTGATGCGAGCGAGCGCGCGTCTCGCTTGGCGGTTCGCTCCTCCCATGCGCAGCAGCATGGCTCGGCAGTCGAACGCCCGGCACATCTCCGGTCGGTTACTGTAGACCGTGCAGCCACGTGGTCCCAGGAACAGGCAATGCCGGTCATCGCCGACCATGGGGACCATGCGCTGGTCCTCGAGTTCGTCGATACGGACGAGTCTCGGGTCGTCCCACAGGGGCTCGTCGCGAAAGACGAGAACCGCCTGCCGCTTGCAGCACTCGGCGCATCCGTTGCATGGAGGCGAGCCGATCGGGTGCGTGGTCATTGATCCCTCAGCCGGATCAGATGCGCTCCTCTGCCGATGCGGCATGCCACGTTCGAGCGGAGTCCGCGGCTGAAGAAGAGCTCCCACTGCTTGGCGTTCGTGTCGGCAAAGAGGAAGAACCTCGCTCCATCGCCGTCCTCGAGCGCCTTGACGACGTAGTCCCATCGCTCGAGGGTCAGTCGCTTCGCGAGTGCGTCGACCTGCTCGCACCGCGGCTTCCTGCCGAGCGTGGCGTGCAGGATCGGATCGAGCAGAAGGTCTCCCGCGAACGTTGCGCTCAGGGCTCCTGCGGCGAAGACGCCGGCAGCCCTGGCGATGCGGGCGAAGCCGCCCGACTTCGCCGCATCGCTCTCCGCCTCTTCCGGCGGCTTCACGGCATGTTGGTCGGTCGCCACCAGATCTGCTTCCCCTTTCTCGAGTAGGTGATCAGCCCGTGCCGTCGCAGCATCTGGAGGCATTTGTCGATCAGCCGATCGATCGGGACCCTCGGCCGATCCGGGTCACGGACGTTGCGGAACAGCATCGTGAGCTGCGCGTTCGTGTACCCGTCGGTCGAGAGCATGTAGCGGATCGCATCCCCGAGCGGTCCCTCCATCTTCGCCACGACGGTGCGCGGAAGCTTGCGTTCCATGTTGCCCTCACAGGAATCTCAGGAAGGTACGCCAACCGAGCGCGGCACACACGAGGGCCAACTGCTTGACCGTCATGTCGCCAGGCCGGATCTCCCATCGGGAGTAGGTCGCCTCGGACACGCCGATGACCGCGGCCATGTCCTTCGAGCGCATGCCGTTGCTCAACCTCTTCGCCTTGATCGCATTGGACAGCTGCTTGGCGAACGTTCGCATCGCGGCGTCGTCCATCAACGTTGCGACGTCGCGGGATGCGGCCTCGCGGGCGTTGGTGCGGTTGATGATGGTTTCCGGTCGGACGCGTGGCATCTCACTCCGCCTCTGCGGCGTGGAGCGGCCCGGTCATTGCCGAGGCGAGTTCGGGGTGTCGTTCGAACTGCTTGGCGTTGAGCTTGCACATCTCCTCGGCCCACTCGGGGTTCGCGGCGAAGCGCTTGCGAGCTGCCATGATGAACGCGGCCGCATGCGCGACATCCGGCAGGGCGCGGATCGCCCGCTCGCCCGGAACGCGGATGAAGATCGAGCCGGGCGGCGGCCTGGTCTCGTCGTCCTGGGCGTCGTCGGCGCCCGTGCTATCGGAGGCAGCGTCGGCCGTCTCGAGTGGCTGCGCATCCACTTCCGGCTCCGGGGACGGCTTCTGGGGCGCCGATCTCGACCTTGCGGCGCGCCGCTTGTGCGCGGTGTCGATGACGTCCTGCCTCGGGGAGGTCGGCGGCGGAGGTGGTGGTGCGGTCGGGGTGACGTCCACGGCATCACGCGGGGTGTAGATCGCCTCGTCGTCGTCTCCCTCGATGACGAGGCCCATCATGGCGCTGGAGAGGTGGGCGTTGGCGAACCTGCGCAGCGCCGCATAGAAGATCTGCGTCTTCGGGTCCGTCGCCCACAGGACCGAATGGCGAGGCCATGCCTGGTAGAGGAAGAACTCGAAGTCGACCGGCTTCTTCCGGATCATCGTCGACAGGATGATGCCTGCACCGCTCGTCCTGGCGGTCTCGTCGGTCCAGGTCGGCTCGGCGACGCGGATGCTCCTTCCGTTCTCGACGCGCTCGGAGATGCGGTAGGCGCCGATGATGGGCGACCAGTCGCCGATGTATCTGGGTGTGATCGGCTCGTCGAGCTGTCCGCTCGACTGCATGATCGCGTGCACCAGGACCGCCATGAACCCGAGCTTGTTGCCTCGGGTCTCGTAGGTAGCCGACGCCACCTGGAACGGGTTGAGGCCCCAGTCGCAGGAGTTGACCACGATCCAGAAGCAGGCCGCCTCCCGGTTGATCAGGTGCTTGGGCATCATGCCCTCGGCCCTGCTCATCATCTTGGCGATGTTCTGGACGTGCGAGAACAGGCCGGGGTCGAGCATGACCTGGATGCTGGGTCGGACGGCTCGCGACGCAGCGAACTGGCTGCGCTCGAGATGGGCTGGCGTGCTGCCGACCTCTGCGACGGGCTGTGGAAGACGGGGCATCGGCTGCGACATGCGTGTCTCCATTCGCGATCAAGTGATGTCCGCGCGCATCCAGCAGTAGATCTGCGGACCCTCGTTGGTCATCTTCCAGCAGACGTGGAGCGGGTGCTCCACGTTCTCCCAGAAGTCCGGAGGCGGGAGGATCCGCCTCCATGGCAGCAGCTCGTAGCATCGGTCTCCGGCGACCCAGCCATCGGCGCCGGTCTCGGTGCGGCAGGGTAGGGCAGGGCTGCAGTCCTGGCTGCCGCAGCAACTGAGCGTGCTGTTCGGCATGGTCAGACCCTTGTACGGATCCGGCTGTTCTGGGGCCGGATGCCAGAACTGCACCATCATCACGCCCAGCGTCGTGGCCACTGTCCCGATGCTCATGGCAGGATCCACATGCCGAACAGCCAGATCACGAGGAATGTCAGGGCGCCGAGTGCCAGCATGCGGCACTTCCGGCGCTCCCTGGCACGTCGGAGCGCTGCGTTCGTCCGGCCGTTCGGCCATTGCCCGGAGCCTCGGGCCGCGGCCCTGCGGGCCTGCTCGAGGGCGCGCTCGATGTCGGTCGCATAGGGTTCGTCGTCCATGCCCTGCATGGTCATCCTCTCTCTCCGCTCGAGAGCGCTCAGCCCGTCTTCCGCGTCATGAATCGCGCCACGTCCTCTGCGCTCAGAAAGCCGATCGCTCTGTACGCCACCGTCTCGTCAGCATGCACCCAGTAGATCGTGATCGGGTCGTGATTGTAGAATCCGCTCACGAACAGTGCCTGTTCCCTGATGCGCCGATGGCGTAGCGAACGCGGCCTGCACCAGTTCATGAACGACCGGCCGGCTGCCGCCATTTCACGTCTGTTGACGTGCTCGGTGAGCTTGGCCCTCGAGATCGCACCGGTGTTGAAGTGAAACATGACCAGGGCGTCGAACTCGTACTGCTTGATGCTCACATGTATTGCGCGATTGACATCATCCTCGCACTTCTGCAGGTCGGCATCGAATACCTTGAACACATTCGGCATGTCGCGCTTCTGGTCGTAGGCCGAGGGTCGCGGCATCGTCTGTGGGTTCGGTGGCCCGGCCATGCACGTGTGGCCTATGCCGTAGGTCCACAGCCCCTTCTGGTCGCGATAGGGACGCGGCACGATGCCCTCGAGCGCCACGAGCATGCACGCTCCCTTGTGGCTCATGCGCATGGTGGCGTCCGCGCTCATGGCGCATGCCTGCGCAGCGTCCAGTGCACACGCGTCTGTGCCTGCACGGTGTAGCTCTTCACGTTGACCTCCTTGGTCTCGATGACGCGACCCTCGGGGAGGAGGAGCAGGCGAGCGCTGGGCGCGATGGCGGTGAAGTAGTCCCGCGCCGCGTCCTGCGTTTCCTTGGCTTCGGCAGCCGCACGGCGGGCCGCCTCCCATGCGTCGAACATGCTCGCGGCCTCGGCGTTCTCCTGCAGGCTCGCGATCTCGTCCGGGTCGATCTTGTAGGTGGCCCGCAGGAGCCTGGTCGTGTGGGGTGAGGGGTCCGGGCTCCCGAAGTCGCCGCTCTCGATGGCCGCGATCGCCTCGCGCACCGTCGTCTCGATCTCCTCGACGAGCATGTCGTTGCGCTCGCGCTCGTAGATCACGAGCTCGAACGGCATCTCGCCCGCCGGGGGGTACTCGGCGATCATGAGGGCGACGATGATGCCCCAGCGGGCTCCCGTCGCTGCCATCTGAGCGTGGTGCTGCCATTCCACGGCCGGGGGCGGCCCGTCGGCCCAATGCATCTCGAACGTGCGCTTGCCGACGGTCTTGATCTCGCCCACGCCGTAGCGGGTGGCGGGGCTGGTCGCCTTGCGCCTGCTGACCACGACGTCGGGCGTGGCCATGAAGCGCGCGATCGTCGGGTGGTGCGCGACCACGCTGCCGGCCATGACGACGAGGTCTTGGCGCTGCATGGCGATCATCTCCGCGGCGATGCTCTCGAGCATCCGGCCGCGGATCATGGCGGGCGTTACGGTCCTGGACGGCGCGTTGCCGTCCGCGATGCGCCGCAGATAGGAGTAACGACTGTCCCACCTGGACGCGCCCAACAGGGCCGGGATGCCGCTGGCCGTCACGACGCGCGAGCCCGGGCCGTGCCACGTCTGGAAGTCGGAAGCGGTGTAGGCCGCCAGGTTGAGCTGCCTCGCCGCAGCCCTGCTGACTGGTCGGAGTGCCTTCATGACGCCCTTGCTGATTCTTGCGGCATAGCTATAACACGCATGCCGTCACGGGGCAACGGCTGTTATGACGCAAGACGCCCCCGGAGAGTTGTCGTGGCGAGGCCCAAGGTGATCAAGGGGTCGAAGGCGGAGACGTCCGCCGCGGACACGGTGAGGAGTGCGGTGTCGCGGATCCGTGCGATGAAGGACGACGCCCGCACCCTGGCGGGCGACATCTCGGCCGAGTTCAATGCCGCCGAGGCTGCCGGCCTCCACCGCAAGGCGCTGCGGCTCGCGATCCGCTATGCCGGCATGGAACCGATCGACGTCTCCGCCGAGTTCTCGGCGCTCTACAGCTACATGGTGGCGCTCGGTATCCTGGCCGAGGGTGCGCCTGTCTTCCGGCAGACGGACCTGCTGGAGATCGCCGAGAAGATCGAGGTCGCGGCCTGATCCGCTCACTTCCGCGACAGCGGCGGCAGCTCGGCGAGCTCCGGGCGCCGCATCACGGCCCTGGCCGTCTCGTGCTCGGCGCTCATGGTCGGGTCGTCGAGCACCGCGATCGCTCGCTGCCTCGCCGCGTGCGCGTCGGCGATCGATAGCCGTTCCGCTGCGGCATCGGCCCGCAGCCTCGAGGAACGCAGGTCACGGTGGCTCGGCGGCTGGGTCGGCGACCAGGGCTTCTTCCTCACGCTGCACCCTCCTGCAGTGCCATCCGCTCGATCTCGTCGCGCACCGAAGGTGCTGCGGCCGAGATGAGGCTTCGCTCGATGGCGATCATCCTGGAGATGTCCGCGCGTCTCCTGCACATGTCGAGGTAGAGCCCCAGCAGCCACAGGGGTTGCAGGAAGCGCTCCGGGTGCGCGGCGATCTCGAGCGCGATCGCGTGGTTGTCCGGCGTGTCGATGTTGGCGTTGTTCCTCGGCTTCCTGCGCGGCGGCGTGACGCCACTCGATGCGATCTTCTCGAGGCCCGTCACGAGTCCGTCCACGCTCGTGCTGCGGATGTTCTCGGCGATCCAGGTCGGGCTGTCGCCGCCCATCTGGGCGATGCGTTCTGCGGTCCAGCCGCGCTCCGCCAGTTCTGCCAGCTTGGTGGCGATCACGGGGTCGCCGCGCGTCTGGACCTCGCGCCGTCGCTGGCCGCATGCCTCCAGCAGTTCGGCCAGCGACGGCCACGACTTGTTCGCCCTGGGCCATTCCCGGATCGCGTCTCGGACGATCGCCATGTCGAAGGAGACGAGCTCCTCGGCGTAGGCGACGATCATCCGCTGCATGCCCTCCGATGACATGCGGGATGGCCGCACGAGATCGGTGAGCGCTGCCAGCATCGTGACCAGCTCCGCGAGCTTCTGCTCGCGCTCCTCGGTGGACATGCGGTTCAGCATCGGCGCCTCAGACCGCGGCGCCGCCGAGGCATGCCTCGATCACGTGGTCCTCGAACCGGCCGGGCATGTAGGAGCGGGCCTGTGCGATGTCGCGGAACCAGAACGTGGCGCTGCAGACGTTGGTGGTCACCCTGCCGTCGGCCAGTTCCCAACGGCAGAGGAACGTGTCGGGTGGGAACGACGGGTCGCAACGTCCGATCGCGACCAGACGGGGTGATCCGTCGTAGTCGTGCCGGATGCGTGCCCTGTCGGGGATCTCGAGCCGGGATGCCACCACGGCGTTCGGGCAGATGTTGGCGAAGGCCCCGACCTGCACGCCGGTCTCGAGATGGACGTCGCGGCCGATCATCGCCCCGTCGTGGATCGTGCACGCGTCGTCGATCGTGGCGCCGCTGAGGATCCACACCCTCTGTCCGATCGTGCAGGAGCGCCCGATCCGCACGCACGCTCCGATCTCGGACCAGGCGCCGATCCTGGTGCCGTCCTCGATGTTGGTGTCGTGGTCGATGGCCACGAACAGGCCGATGATCGCGCCCTCGGCCGGCGGCACGGGCGGGCTCATTCGCCGAGAGCCCGCCGCCAGGGCGCCTGGGAGCCTCGCCAGGGCACGATCTCGGTTGCGGCAGGGGTGGTAGCTCCGATGGCCGATCGCGCGCTGGCGGGCACGCCAGGGGCCGTGGCGGCGGTGTTTCCGCCGAAGCCTCCGGCTGCGGTGCGCGAGCGGGCGGCCAGGATCGCCAGGGCGCCCGCAGCGACGTCGGCCCCGTCGTGTCCGGTCTGGTGCGTCGGGCGGTTGTCGAAGACGCCCTCGAGGACCCGTGCCAGGGCGGTCGGTCGGCTCAGGAAGTCGATGGTAGCCTGCCAGCCGCGGTCGTTGCGCCCGCAGAGGAATGCGCTTCGGCCGACTTTGCGGCACGCCTGGGTCCAGACCTCGATGTCGCACTCGCAGACGAGCTCGAGCGCGCGTGCCAGCTTCCTGCGTCGGTCCGGGGTCATCTTGACCGCCCGCCTGAGACCTCGATGGACGGCCAGGATGTTCCAGATCCGGACGGCATCGTCGACGAGCCTGCCTGCAGCCCTGCGGGTCGGGGTCTCGGCGCGCACGGTCGGCATGTTCCCGAACAGAGTCGGCGTTTCGACTATCTTCTCATGACTCGGCGCTACGGTATGAGGACTCGGTGACACGGATTCCTCCCGGAAGGAGTCGTAGGACTCGGAATCAGAATCATGAGACTCTGCGTGCGCGTGCGCGCGTGTACGCGCGAGGGCTCCATTGGTCATGTCGTGTTCGTCCTGTGCGGGTTGACCAAGCGATGACAAGGAGTTGCGCACCATCTCGGCGATGCGCATGCGGGCTGCGGAGACGATCCGCTCGACGATGGAATCGACGATGCGGTCCTGTTGGGCTGGACCTTTCGCCTCGTTGTCGCAACGGCTTGCGGTGGCGTTGCGCGGCGTCCTGGTGCGTGCCGTTGTGGCGTTCGTCGAGGAATTACGGGGACTTGTGCGCTTCCTGCGCAGCTTGCCCGGGGTGAGAATCCACTTCCCGTACTTGGACTTGGGGTGTTTCTCGCCGTCCGACGGCGGACGGAGTCGGAGCGTCTTGCGTGCTCGGTCCGGCTTGCCTTCGGCGAGCAGGCGTGCGGCGGTCGCCTGGCGTGCGCGGCGCTGCCTCGCGACCCGCCTGCCCATGCGGACGAGCATGGCGCGGAACATGCCGCGCCCGTCGGCGGTCGAGAGCATCTCCTCGATGTCACGGCTGATGCCGGGCTTCTCGTTCTCGGTGATGTCCTCGAGGATCTTGACGACGGCTGTGCGGAGGGCATGCTTCCCGCGGGGGCGGGTGGTCGCGGACGGCTCTCTGGTCATCGAGGTCTCCTCGCTGTGGTTCGGCGCCCAGGGTGCAGCGGGCCGCCCGTCCCCGCCATAGGAGGATCGTCGCATCAGCAGGGGCGGGCACATCGGGCGGCCGGGTCGCGCGCAGCATTCGGCACGTGCGCCCGAAGACAACGACGATGCCGTGCCATTCTCGTCCGATCTCGGGGATCTCGAGGGTGCCGCGGGCCCGCAGTCGGGACCGCTGCGCGAAGAAACGACGCTCGCCATTGCTGACCTGCATCGCAACCCGAGGAACGTGCGCAAGCACCCCGAGGCGCAGATCAGCAAGCTTCAGCAGTCGATCCGTCGGTTCGGTCAGACCAGGCCGATTCTCGTTCGCCGCGCCAACCTCATGGTGATCGCCGGCCACGGCGTCATGGAGGCCATGCGCCGAATGGGGTTGACGCACATAAAGGTCGTGCTGTGGGACGTTTCCCAGGCTGTCGCGGACCAGTACATGGTGGCGGACAACCGGCTCGGTCAGCTCGGCCGCGACGACGAGGAGATGCTTGCGGAGATCCTGCGTGAGGTGGAGAGCCTCGAGCTCGATTCCATCGGTTTCACGGGCGAGGAGGCGGCGAGGATCCTCGAGCAGAAAGGCGGCAGGGAGTTCGACATGACCGAGGTCGAGACCGGCCCGGTCGAGGACATCTTCATGGTCACGGTGACGGGGCCGCTGATGCACCAGGCGTATGCCCTCAAGGTGCTGCGTGATCTGGTCGACAAGCATCCGGAGATCGAGCTGCAGATCGGGACCGTCGAGCGGCAGCTCTGATGAAGGAAAAGCACGGCCTCTTCGGGAAGAGGGTGACCTTCTCGGCCGATCGCGACCACGACCCGGCGGCGATCGCGACCAAGGTCAGGATGCGCCAGCGCCTTCTCGAGGAGCTCGGCGGACCCGGGCATGTGGACGTGTTCGACGGTTTCGCTGGGGCTGGGATCGTCTGGGACCGCTGCTATCGCGAGGTCCGATCCTATGTCGCCTGCGACACCCGCTGGTTCCGAGACGAGCGTCTGGCCTATGTCTGCAAGAGCGAGCGCCTGCTGCGGGCGCTGGATCTGCAGGGGTTCAACCTGTTCGACTTCGACGCCTACGGCAGTCCGTGGCACCAGGTCGCGATCGTGGCGGCCCGCCGCAACCTCTCGGCGGGCGAGAAGGTCGCCTTCGCGCTGACCGATGGGTCACCCATGGCCATGCGCTTCGGGCACATGATCCAGTATCTGCACATCCTGGCCGGGGTGTCTGGCCACATGCAGATAGCGGCCAGGACCATCGGGGTGCTGCACGTGCACGCGATACGCAACGTCGCCCGGATGATGGGTGGCGTTGCGGACCTCGTGCTGCGGGCTCGGAACCCGAAGGGTGCGCAGTGCACCTATCTCGGGATCGTGGTCCGCGGGGTGCGCTGACCGGGTTCAGTTGATGGTAGCGCGTCGTCGGGCGATCGCGAGATCGTGGGCGTCCCTGATCGCCTCGCGCACCGCGGCGCGGATCGGAGCCTGCAGCGCGGCGATTCCGCGGTAACACATGGATATGTGGACGGAGTCGATGTCGCCGCCCGACACCTTGGCCAGGGAGCTGGAAATCATGGTGGCGGCATCGAGTTCCGCGAGGAGCATGAACGCGGACGGTGCGTGTTCGTCGAGCATCCGCAAGGCGCGCTCGGCCGGGGTGTAGTCGCTCTCCGACTGGTGCGCATTGACTGCCTCGTTCACCCGAGTCGCCGACGCCGACCAGGCCACGAGCAGCAGCAGGTCGGACAGGCGATGAGTGTCGCCCGTGTGCATCGCCAGCGCGAGGCGGCCGATCGCCTCGCTCAGCGCTGGGCCGAACCCGCCGATCGTGGAGATGTCGGTCGCGTGCCCCGCCGCTGCCTCCATCTCCTCGATGAGGGTGTGCAGATCATTGGCGTTCATGTCGGCATCTCCCGGTACAGCTCGCCATCGAGGAGCGCCCCTCCCTTGCCGTGCGGATCGATCGCGGCGAGCCGGGCGGCCTCCTTGGCGTCGAGATGTGGCCACAGCGGCGATCCGCGTGACAACGGGTTGGACGCCCATGTCCCCCACTGCTTGAAGAACACGGCCACGTTGGCCGTCCTGCACTGCGCGACCAGTTCCCGAACCCAGGTTTCGTCGCAATGCCTGGCCTTCGGCCCGCTCTCGCCTCCGATGATGGCCCAGGAGATGCCGCGCAGGTCGACGCGCCCGACTTCTCCGATCAGTGGCTCGAACGAGATGAACCGGAGGTGGCACGGGATGTCGGCGAGGATCCCGATGCGGAATGCGTACTTCCGCGTCTCGACCGACACGCCTAGCCAGATGTTCGGTGGCAGCGGCTCCGAGAGGGTCGCCACCCAGCGTGCGGCGACCTCGGGCCGCTTGGTCAAAATCTGGAACGTGTGTTGTGTGGCGCCTCTCATGATCTCGAGGGGTTCGTCGCGCCACTCCGGTGGCATGTCCTCGTGGAAGAAGTCCGACATGCTGTTGACGAAGATGAGCGATGGTGTCCGGAGTGTCAGCGGAAAGCGAAGGGCGCGCCTTGCGGCGCGCCCCAGCTTGCCGGTCCAGACGGGGCCGGCCTTGGTCTGCTTGGTGGTTCCCTGGTAGGCGGCGATGCCCATGCCCTCGAGCCGCCTGGCCATGCGCATCGCGTAGCAGTTGGTGCACCCGGGAGAGATGACCGTGCATCCGGTCATCGGGTTCCATGTGTGCTCGGTCCACTCGATCGAGCTGTCACGCATGGCGGTCGCTCCTCCATCAGCGCCGCATCGGCATGAGAACGTACTCGAGCCCGTCGATGTCCGGGGACACGAGCCGGATCGGCTTCTCCACGTCGGACACGAGCATGCGGACCGAGTTGGTGTTGAGGGCACGGAGGATGGTCATGAGCCGGTCCGCATCGACGCAGAGATCGATCTCCTCGACGACGCTGTCGTCGGGCGTGCGGATGACGTTCTCGACCGGCTTGCGCTCCTTGGTGTGCGGGCGGATGCGCATCTCGCCGCTCGAGATGTGCAGGGTGAGCGCCGGGAGCCCGGGGTCGCACCATGCCTTCATCGCCGTCACGGCCGACGTGATGTCCTGCATCCCGATGGTCTTGTCGCACTTCCATGCGGTCGGGATGATACGCTGGTAGTCGACATACGGCTCGTCGGGGCTTCGCACGGTGGCGACGACCGTGCTGCCGGGGATCGTGAAATGGACGAGGGGATCGTCGATGTTGATGCGGACGGTGGCGTGCGAACCACGCGGCGCCTTGAGCGTCTTGAGCATGGCACGAACCATGTAGGTCCGGATCAGATGCTCGCCGAGATACGATGCGTTGCGATCGAGGATGGGCACCATGGCTCGCCCGAGCATGGGGCCGTCGCTGGCGACGAAGGCGAGCGTCCAGCGCTTGGGCTCGTGCATCGCGACTCCGCACAGGTATTGGCGAGTCGTCTCCTGACAGACGAACGGCACCGTGTGTTCGAGCGCGGAGCGGACGGCGTCCAGGCCGCAGAGGACGAACGCGTCCTTCTCGATCTTCGGATGCGTGGTCGTGGCCTCCAGTGCCGGAATCTTGAACGTGTTGTGGCCGACCCGGACGGCCGCCACGGGTGGCGCCTCGAGATCCGCCTCGATCACGGTCCGCGTGCCGCCCTTGGTAGTCGTGGCGCATGCCGCAACGAGCGCCTGCGGTTCGATCATGATGCGACCGCACGCCTCGGTCTCGGCCGGGATCCTGGCCGTGATGGTGAGGTCGTAGTCCGTGCCGAAGATCACGAGCTCGCCGTTCGCGGCCTCGAGATGGACCATCCGGAACGCTTCGATGCGCGACCGCTTCTGGAGCGCTGCGCTTGCGGTCCGGACGGCCTGGGCCAGTTCGGCGGAATCGACCGTGGCGATGATCGAGCCCTTCATGTCCGTCTCCCTCCAGGGCATGTGCTCGTCAGACGCGCTGTGGCATCAGGACGAACGTGGTGATCCCATGAACCGCGTCGGTGATGGACGCCGGCAGGGACTGGCAGGCGATGCCCAGCCCCATCTCGTCGGCATCCATGTGCGCGATGATCTCGGAAAGCCGGTCGGCTCTGAAGCCGACCGTCGTCTCGGTCCCGGTGACTCTGGCGTCGATCCGGTGGGACTCGGTGGACGTCGCGGGTCCGACGGTGACGCTGTCCGCCAGGATCCTCACGACCACGGTGTGGTCGCCCGGTGGCATCGCGGCCGTGATGGCGCGCATCACCTTCCGCATGGTCCCGGTGCGCATGATCGCGCGGGACTGCGGGTGGCGCGGGATGAACTTCTGGTACTCGAGGTAGGTCTCCTCGAGCATGCGCACACCGAATGTGTGCTTCATGCCGATCCCGAACTGCATGAACCTCGCATGACGGCTGATGACGACGTCGGCATTCGGCTCGGCGATCCGGGCCAGCGCGCGGGCGAGCACTCGCGCCTCCCGCAGCGGGAGGATGCCGGGCTCGATGCCCCGTTCCAGGAGCACCGACGCCCGCCGCGATGTCACGGACATCACGTGACCGTCGGAGCTCACGGCGTACAGGCGCCCTTCGGCGCTGCTGCTGTGCAGCAGGACGCCCTCGAGGAAGCGGCGGCCCGGATCGTTCTTGGCGGCGAAGGGGATCGTGGTCGCTAGGAGGTCCGCCAGGTTGCGGGCCGTGATCCTGGCGACGGGGTTGGGGACGTGCCCGGATTCGGGCGGGTTCTCCTCCGTCTCGATGATCGGGAGGGTGTAGACCCTCGTGCCGATGCGAACGTGGCACGCGCGCAGGTTGCCGCCCATGTCCGTGCAATCGATGCAGACCGGGGTGTTCTGCGGCTCCTTCGCCTCGAGGAGGCCCCACATGTCGCGGGCGCGGACCGCGAAGCGGTCGGGCGTCGAGGTCAGGGTCCACGGCTTGGCGATGAACCAGGCGTCGTGGTTCCCGATGCGCAGCGTGGTGTTCCTGGGCTCGGCGACGATCTCCAGGGAGTCGCTCGCGGCATGCCGCGTGTTGGCCCTGCATGCGGCCATCGCCTGCACCATCTCGCCGTGCGTCGTGACGATGCTCATCCGTGCTCTCCCTGCCTCGGGACGAACGGCAGCGTGAACACGCGCCGGGCATCCTCGGCTGCCTCGTTGGCATGGCCGAACGGCCCGTGCGGATCGCCGAACGGGCCGTTCTCGATGAAGTCGTAGGCGACCCAGTACCAGCCGGGTCGGGCGATCAGAGGGTGGGCGGTTCCGGAGAGCCATGCGCGTCGAAGCGCGTGTTCCGACACGTAGAAGGTCGTGGCCGAGGCCACGAAACCGCTCGACCCGCGGTGGGCGTGGACGATCATGTGTGTGCTCCCTATCCGTTGTTGCGGATGGCCGCGAACAGGTCCTCCCCGTCGTCGACGGGCGAGTTGCTTTTGGTTCGCAGGAGTTCTGCGGCCCTCTTTGCCCGTTCGCTGGTGCCGATCAGGGAGAGCGCGGTATCCTGACCGGCGGTGATGGGATCGCTCGTGGCGAGCGCGTCCATTTCGTTGGCGAGATCCCTGCCGAAGTGGGCGATCGATGCCGCCCATGCGCGGTCGATGTCGGTGATGTCGTGGGCGTCGACATCGTCCCGGAAGCGTCGCACCGCTGCCCAGTTGGCGACGGTGTATGCGGTGATGGCGAACGGCAGGGCGGCGAGCTGACCGAACAACAGGATCTCGACCTCGTTGGGTGTCTTCTTGCTGTGTCCGACCGTGTAGACGACGACTCCCGTGTATTCGGACAGGTGCGGCGCTGCTGCCGCGATGTGAGCGTTGGGTCCTGCGAGCGATATCACGGTCATCTTCGACGCGAAGAACCTCGAGCGGAGGGACGCGGCGGCCTCGGGCTCGAGTTGGTGTTCGGCCATGGCTTTCCTGGCCATGTGGATCGCGACTGCGGCGTCCCGCGCCGTGCTGGCCGGCACGACGGTGCGGCGCAACCGCGCCATGATTTCCATGAGCGACGTCGTCGATTGCATCTCTTGTTCCCTGGTTGGTGGTGCCGGGCGGCGGTGTGCCGCCCGGCGGGGTGCCAGTCAGTCGAGGAAGCGGCTGGCGGTCTTCTCGACCGCGAGCCGGGCGTCCGCGTTCTCGTGCAGGTGCCCGAGCATCGTGGCGGCCTGCGTGAAGTCCCATGCCGTGCGGACCTTGCGGTCCTCGAGGTTGTCGTAGGCGATCATCGCGATGCGGGCCGACTCCTCGCTGAGGCCCATCGCCTTGAAACGCAGGACGACGTCGTCGTCCGTGGCAGCGAGGATCTTCTCCTTGGCGCGGTTGACGCACGCGAGGAGTTCCGCGTTGTCGAGGCAGATGTCGTCCATGTGGGCGATGGCGTCGCCGATGAACCTCTCGGGGGCGCGGGCGTTGTGCCGGATGCGGACCATGTGCTTGTTCTCGACGCCCCAGATGATGCGGTTCTGGCAGACCGCGCGGAAGTACATGGTGCAGAGCTCGTAGACGCTGGCGCCGACCTCCGAGTTGCGGACGTAGAAGCCGCGGTAGAGGATGTCGTCCTGGTCGCCGGCCGTCCTGCCGATCACGATCGGATCCGGATCGGCGAGGAAGACGAAGATGTCGCGGTCTCCACCGTAGATGGTGGTGTTCTCGCGGGTGACCGGGGCGTTCGGGTCGTACCCTCGCGATCCGGCCTCGGTGACGCCGGGCACCCGCCAGCGCCCGCCGGCGGTGGCGCGCATGATGGCCTCGGTGACCTCGGCGTCGGTGATGCGCCCGTACTTCGGCGAGGTGACCGCGCGCAGGGTGTCGTCGGTCACGTAGTACATGACCTCACCGTTCTGCTTGGCGAAGACGTAGTTGGCGAGATCCGCGGCGCGCTCCGCGGGCAGCGCGCGCAGGAAGTCCCTGGGGAGGGTGGTGGAGACATCGTTGCCGGTGATCCTGGTGTTCGAGCACAGCTGCCCGAACGACCAGTCGGTGAAGCCGAACGCCTGGTTGGCGACGACGGCTCGCAGATCGTCGTTCTCCGCGACCAGGCGCAGGTTGCGGAGCCGGTCGATGGCGGTCTGCGACCGGTCGGACCTGCGCGTGACGTGGTCGTGCAGCTCCTCGAGGGAGAGGAACCTCTCGTCCGGGCGGCGGGTGCGCCACTCGCGCGAGACGGTGAGATCGGTGGTCATTGCTGGACTCCTTTGTTGTCCATTTTGAGGATGTTGCGGACGGCGTTGCGCGCGTCCGTGGAGCTGGCCCCGGTCTCTGCGATCAGGACCAGGATGACCGCGGCGCGATGGCCGCGGACGTAGGCCGGCCGGTCTGTGCCGAGCATCGTGCCGACCATGGTTGCCATGGTTCTCGACACCTCGGCCGCCAAGCGCTCGAGCTCGATCACGGTGGGGATGCCGGCCCCGTCCTCGAGGTCTCGCTCGGCCTGTGCGAGGATCGATGCCAGCCGCCCGATCACTCGGCGGCGCATTCCATTCTCCTTTCGCTGGTATGTGGTTTGCCCTTGAAACGCGGAGAGGCCGGGGGTGGCCCGGCCTCTACGCGTTGCGGCCCGTTCAGGGCTGGGCGGCCCAATCGACCGCCTCGCGGCGATCGATGATGAGCGCACCGCCGCTACTGGCGAAGCGGACGGTGCCGGCCCGGAACATGTCCGGGAGCCGGCCGAGGAGCTCCTTGCTCTTGGGGAGCTCCCGGACGACGGGCACGAGCCCGCCGTTACGCCGCTTCCACTCGGTCACCAGGTAGAACCTCATTGCCGTCTCCCCGCCGGCACCGGCCGGCCACCTAACTATTATAGCATATTTTACGTGCGGCGCAAGATTTTTTGTTGCCGCGGACCTCTGCGGGTCCCGCTGCGGCGGTGTTGGCGGCGCATGTTCCCATGGATGGGAGCGGCGCGGTCGTGTAGGCTCTGGTGCGCCAACCACTGCCGAGGGTGCGATGCTGAAGTTGGTCGATCTGCCCGACAACGCGGTTCTCGAGCCCGGAATGCGGGGCCGTCTCCTGCTGGTGTCGGACGGCACCCGCATGGTCCGCCACTTCCTGTTGCCATACGGGGATACGCTCGATTTCCGTGCGGATGGGGCCGGCCCGGCCACCATCCTCGAGAGCCGCGATGTGGTGCTCCAGCGTGAGCACCCGTCGGGACGTTGGTGGGTTCGCGTCACCTGACACGACCGAGGAGACGCGGCCACTTGCATCCCTCTGCGAGCACGAGGGAGATCGACTCCGGAGCGGCCGCGTCGCCCCGCCACTCCACTCCCTCGAGCGGGCTGGTTACCAGGGTGAAGGTTCCCTCGTATCCGTCGAACACCAGGTGGCGCGACTGTTCGTCCCGCCCCCAGGCGAGGTGGAAACGCCCCTCCGACACCGCGATTGCGTCGGGAAAGCGGAGCACCTTGCTGATGCATCCGAGGACGGTGGCGCACCGCTTGTTGGCGGCCGCGCCGTTATCGAAGAAGTAGAGCGCCGAGATGATGTCCTCGACGACGGTTCGGTTGATGGTCTGCATGGTCCCTCTCATCAGGGCTACGTGGTAGGATCGGCGCGATCCGCTGGCATCTCGTCTTCCTGGCTGGCGATCGCGTCCATTCGCCGGCGCGGGGCCAGTTCCTCCCTGCGGTTCACGAGGTATGCGTGCACCTCGTCCTCGTGGCGGATCATGGGCTGGGACCATCGCTCGATGCGAGCGGCGCCGCCTTGCCGTAGACCAGCTCGCCGCCGATCTGGCCGATGACGACGACGGTCCCGTGCGGGAGCGGGAGTCCGCAGTCGGCCTCGAGGTGGCGGAGAAGGTCGGCGGTGTCTCGGAAGCAGATCCCGCCGACCTCGCCGCGGTGAGGCTGGAAGGCGACGTCGAGGACGATCACCTCGACGCCCAGGCGCTCGACGGTGACGATGTCGAGCGTGCGCGGCCGCCCTGCACCGTCGTGGAAGTAGATCCGGCCAGTGTGCCTGGACTGGACGGCCGGGATCTCCCTCGACCCCGGGAAGACGAGCGCGATCTCGTCGCGCCCGTGCCACGATGCGATGTGTCGGATGGCGATCATGGTACCTCCTCGGATCCAGCGTTGCGTGCGGTCACGGGGCGATGACACGCGCGAGATTCGCGCATGCCTCTTCGGATTCACCGAAGATCTGGATTTCCATCCGTTGTCCCGGGTGCAGCACGCAGTGCACCGCGTGGAAGTTGCCGCGTAGCCGCACCGTGAATGTGACGAGACACGAGATGCGCATGTCCTCGATCACGTTCGCGCGGGTAGCGGATATGATCCTCGACATCAGCATCCCGAGGCGCGCCAGTTCCCGGGTCACGTCGTCGATTCCCTTGGTACGCGCTTCTGTCATTGTGGTCTCCACGGTTGGTGTCCGTTCAGAGCGGAATCGGCCGGCGCACGGGAATGCGCCGGCCGATTCGTTCGCCGATGATGGTGTCCTGTCCTGCCTTTCAGGCCCGTCCGAGGCGCGCCGCGAGCGCCTCGCCGGCCCGCTGCGCCGGGTACCGGGTCAGCCTGGCGGTCAGACGGAAGAACGCGTCCCAGAAGCTCTCGAAGTACTGGGGTGTCGCCCCATGGTCGGCGACGGGCCCCTTCAGCAACCCGAGGCGAACCAGCGCGTGAGCGCCGTCGTCCATGCCGTCGGCTCGCCCCTGGAAGAGTTCGGCGCGCAGCTGCTTGGCCGGCATGAGGCGCTCCGGGTCGAGTTCCCACCCGCCGATGTAGACGGCGGGGCCGCCGTCGGACGGCTCGATCCAGAACGAGACGTAGACATAGTTTTCGTTCCAGATCTTGCCGTACCAGGCGGACCAGACCATGCGTGCGTGTCGCAACCAGCTTTCGCCGTCGACAACCAGAAGGGGCTGGATGGGCGCCTCGAGGGGCATGTGCATCTCCGATCTCCCGTTGGTCAGTGCTGATTCCGCAGCGGGTTCTTGGGCGCCCGCAGCGTGGTAGGCCGCGGAGGCGCGACATCGCGCATGTCCGTGCCGTTCATCAGGATGCAGCCATGGAGGACGGATGTTCCGGAATAGACGACGGTCCACGTGCCCGTCTTGGGGTTGACGGTCAGGAAGATCTGCATCCTGTCCGCGGTTTTGCCCGTCGCGACGACATGCTCACCGTAGTTGGTGGCGAGCGCCGCGAGCATGGTTGGCGTGCTGGCGCAGACCGGGTCGGCCAGCATCGTCATCGCAGCGATGGTGATCGCGTCCATCTTGGCCTCCTATGCCATTGGATGGGTTGGCCACGGCTTGCAGACGCCGCGCACGGCGTCTTCGGTCACCCTTCTGGCGAGCATGACCATCGGGTGCTCTTCGAGGATGCCGTGCTTGTAGGGCTTCTCGACCAGCTTCAGCTGTTCCCGCCAGATCTGCGGGATGTTCGCCGTGGTGTCGTTGGCGACCGCTCGAGCCAGGATGATGGGATCCTCGTTGTGGGGAGCCGTGGATCCGTAGACCATGGCGATCTGCTGTGCGAGGACTCCGAAGAGTCCAGCGTCGACGACGGCCTTCACGGCCCTATGGTGATCCTCGGGCTGGCGCCAACCGAAGTGTGGCACCTGCACGGGCACCCGGATGCGCTTCAGGCCACTGGGTTCCAGCGGGACGAAGATCGCGTTTATCACTGCGACCGCGCCCTCGAACATTGCCGCGGCTGCGTTGTTCGAGTGGCGACGTTCGATCTCTATGGCGCGGTCGATCCACTCCTCGAGGATGTCCTCTGTCCAGAACCAGCAGGAGACATCTGCGCTCTCGTAGTCGCCGGACTTGGCGCCCTCGCAGGCGTCCGCCGCCTCGAGCCGCGGCCAGAGCGACTCGGTGGATGTCAGGTGCCGTGCGCACCAGCCGAACGCGGCGTCATCGCCCCTATGGGCGGCGATGGCCGTCCTGTGGACGACCGCCCTCAGGCCCCTCAGGGCGAGCTCGAGGGAGTCGGCCAACTCCGGTTCGTTGGCCCACGCCTCGATCAGCGTGGACCACAGCTCCCTGGCCGGATCGTGGTCGATGCCGATCTGGTAGTCCGCCGGTGGCACGTCATCCATGACGAGCAAGACGGCTCCACGGTGGCTCCCGTGGAGCGACGCGTCGTTGCTCGCCCAGACGGGCGATTTCACGCCCCGTTGGTGCCTGAGCCTCACGTAGTACATCCGTCTCTCCCTTACTTCGACCACGACGTGGCCGACGCATCATCCACTCATCGTGTGTCGCAGCGGCGACGCAGCCGCTCGCGCAGGATCTCTCGGACCCTGGCGAAGTCGTGTTCCTTGGGCCTCCCGCCGGTGCTGAATATCTCTTTGTCGCCGACGGTCATGACGATGGTGTCGCCCTTGGCGACCGCCCTGCCGTGGTGGTCCCGGAGCGCCGCGTCGAGGCGGCTCGCCCCGTCTGCTGCCGCCGCGGCCCCGTCGCCGAGCTTCATCGTCCACCACTGTGGCCAGCTCTTGCTGGCCAGCAGTCCCAGAGCCGCCCGCGCGGCCACGTGCGCGGGTGCCCATGGATCATCGACATTGGACTCGTCGGCCCACGGGAGGGTGTTTCGGAACTCGCACTCCCCTGGGCTCTGCCAGGCAGGGGGAGCCCAGTCCTCGCGGGGCCGGTAGACGACCCAGCTCCCGCCCTCGCATGCCGCCGCGAACCGCCGGCCGCTGCAGACGGCGAGCCCGATGGTGGCTCGCACGCTGCTGTCGTGCGTCCCGACGTGGACCCACAGGGCGCACGCGCACCACGTGCTCCTGTGGATGGTCCAGCCGGCGGCCGCGAGCTGCGGCCGCTCGGTCCCGGACATGATCAGGGCCTTCATCGGCCCGACTGCCCTTCTCATCGATCCTCTCCCTCCCACTGCGCCGCCCACACGTCCTTCGCGACGGCGTGCTGGGCGACGACGCCCTCGGCGCCCGCAAGGCGGATCGGCGCCGTCCAGACGGGACGGCTGCCCTCGAGCATGTCGACGATAGCCAGCCGGCCCTCGATCATCGTCGGCCAGAGTCCCGTCCGCGTGGCGAGCCGTGCCACGCTCGGGATCGCATCCGTCTCTGGCTGCCAATCGGCCTCGAGCATCCTGGCCAGGAGCCTGGCCGCGGCCCGCCATGCTGGCTGGCGCGGATCCCAGATCGGCGCGCCACCCGTGCCGAAGGGGAATGCGTCCGGTGCGGACGCTGTGGCGTTGGTCGCCGCACGCCCGCCGCTGGTGAATGTGATCCAGTGCGGTCGCCGCTGCTTCCACAGGGCGGGCGCGACGCTCGCCACGCCGGCGTCACGCGCGATCCGGCTTGCCAGATCGGCCGTGCCCGCGTCGACGGGATCGGCCAGCCGGTTACGGATTCCGATCACCGAGAAGCCCTCGGCATCCTCGGTGAACTTCTGGCCGGCGATGCGCTCGGTTGTCCACACGAACATCTCTGCCTCCAAAGCAAAGGCCCGGACGGGGTTTCCCCCGCCCGGGCCCGGCCTCACACCGTGCCGAGCCGCCGCACGGTGTAGACCGTGGGCGACCCGGCGATCTGGCGAACCCGCTCGACGGGCAGGTCGCCCGCCGCGCGGTCGGCGGGCGTGAGGGCCAGCGGCACCTCGACGACCGCCAGGCTCCGTGCCGCCAGATGCAGCGGCAGGATCCCGACGACGATCCGGCCGTCGAGCGCGGCCGGGTCCGTCACGTGCTCGACCACCTCCGCGTCGGGGCCGATCAGCCTCGTCTCGCGGAGGTAGTCGACGAGCCCGTTGTGGCGGGTGACCACCAGCGGCCTCTCGGCCTCCTTGCGGAAGCTGGCGGCGCTGCCGCGCACGCCAGCGCCCACGAGGAGAGCCAAAATACCACTACCCACTCGGTTCCTCCCTCGAGCGTCGCGCGCACCATGCGCGCGAAACGAGTCATCATGGCATAGATTGCCATAAATTGCAAGCAAATTGGCTAAGATTGCGCGGCGATGGACCGTCGGCCGGCGTGGGGCGGCCCGCCGGGCCGGGCTCGGCCACGGGCTCGCGGCTGCCCGCGCCGGGACTGCCTGGCACCGGCGGCGCGAACGTTCGTGTTCCGCGGGTGGAATCCTGATGGGGCGGAATCGATTGCCGAATTCGTCGGCGGACCGTTGATGCCCTGTATGCCCCTTGTGGGGAGGACGCGCCGGATACCTGGCGTCGCCCGTGGTCCGTTCCGATCCTCCGGTGGTCCGTGTCCGACCGTGGACCGTTCCGTCCGACACCGTCCTTTCCGCCACCTACCGGTTCCTACCGGGACCTACCGGTTCCGGTTCCGACCGGTTCCGGTTCCTCGGGTGTCGGCCAGGCACCGTGCCTCGAGCGGTACGGCGCCTGGCGGGCACATTGCCGAGCATTCCGATTCCGCTGCATCCCGCCGCGGGTCGCCGCGGCGAGCGGCGCCGGGTCGCGGCGCGCGGCCGGGTCGCCGCGGGTCGCGGTCGGCCGGGTCGCGGCCGGCTCGCCGCCGGTCGGCTCGCCGCGGGTCGCGGCCGGCCGGGTCGCGGCCGGCTCGCCGCCG